CGGCGGCGGTGCTGGAGGTTCGGATTGAGGAGTTTCGTCGGGAGGAGGGTTTGCGGTCGACGGCGGCGGCGATTCGGGCGCTGATCGAGCGGGGGTTGAAATGAGGCTGATGATCGAGAGCACCGGCGAGATTGCGCTGTTCGAGGGCGTGGAGTGCCGGGTGTGGAACGGCACGACGGAATTGGGCTTGCCGGTCTCGGTGCTGGTTCCGCTGATGATGGTGCCGCGAGGATCGCCGGTGGCGAACCATCTGACGATGGTCGGGCAGAAGTTTCGAGAGGCGGGGAAATGAGCGTGCCGGAGTGGCTGGTCGGGCTGAGCCAACAGGTCAATCTTTTGCCGCGCGATGTGATCGCCCGGATGCGGGTCGCGATGAACGGGCAGCATCTGGCGGAATATGTGGCGCTTCTGAAGGCGCGAGGTTGGCGCGATCCGGATTGGGCGTCCCGGTGGTTCAGGGGGCTTCCCGTGGACAGGAACGACAGTTGCGCGTGGCCGGTGATCATCGACACCTTGGGACAGGGAGGCGGGCAAATGGCGGCTATCAAGATGAAGGCGGCGGAGATCTGCGAGGCGGCCGATCTGCTGGAGATGCTGAAGGATATCGACGCGCAGGTCGATCAGGAGCTTGAGGAGGACGGGGTTTTCCCGGTGATATTGGATACGTTCCCGGCGATCGGGAAGGCGATGCTGGAAACCGGGCGTGTCCTGGCGCTGGCGCGTCTTCGGGAGCTCGGGGTCGAGGAGCCGTCCAAGTGAGCACCATCGACGAGATCGAGGCGCGGGTTCGGCCGACGATCTGCCCGACGCACAAGATGGGGTCTGGTGGTCCGGTAACGTCGATTGAGGGACGGATTCTCGAGGCGGACTTCTGGGTTCTTCTCGGGGCGGCTCGAGACGGGGAATTGGACCGCGGGACGATGCGGGTTCTCCAGGAGGAAATTGCACGGTTGGAGCGGCGGGTAAAGAAGGGCTGGCGGCCGGTGGAGACGGCGCCGCAAGATGGGGTGGTAGACCTGTGGGGGTCGGCCGAAAGAGAAGGCGGCGCAGGGTGCCGCTGGCCTGACTGCTGGTGGGGGCCGGCAGGTTTGTCGGACGAAGTTTTGCCGGAGGGCTGGTTCTGCCGTCTTGGTGCGGGGACGCTTCCTTTTCGCATCTGGCCGACGCACTGGCGGCCGGTGCCGGGGAGGCCAGCATGACCGACGCCGATTGGGTTCTCCTGTTTATGACGCTCTGGGCGTGGCTCCAGGTGCGCTACCTGGCTGATATCAAAGCCGGCGTGGAAAAAACGAACGAGCTTCTTCGATGGATCGGGCGAGATATTCACCGGCACTCGGAGCGGGTAGCACCGTCCGCGACCGGCAACTTGGAGCCGCCGCTATGACGCTTTTTGCGACGCCGATGGTGTTTGCGTGGGTCGGGTATCTGGTGGCCGGGGCCCGCGGCGCGTGGTGCGGTATCGCCCTGGCGGTGGCCCTGGCTTTGGTGCCGGCGCACGCCGAAAACAAGATCACCTGCAAGCCGGACCAGAGCGGCCGGCTGACGGTGTGCTGCAAAGACGAGCCGCCCGACCAGCCGTCGTGCGACTGGCGCAAAAACTACTGCGTTTGCTCAAACAAGCCTGTTGGCTACGGGTATTAGGATGATCGCGATTACCGAGATCGACGTGGCGCGGCTGACGGCGGAGCGGGACGCGGCGCTGGCGGAATTGGCCCGTGCACGGGACACGCTGGCGGCGATCCAGGCCTATGCCGACAAGCGCGTAGCACGCTGGGCGGCGCGGTCGAAAAAGGCCAACGATGCGCAGACGCTGCACATCGCGCTCACGGCGGAGGCGCGAGCCGTCACGATAGAGGTGACACGGCTGATCAAGCACGGGCCGCGGACGTCGGGCGGCGCGCAATGAGCCAGCCGCCGACCCCTGCGACGTTCTGGAAGCTCCGGAAGTGGGCCGAGAAGAATGGCGCTGAGATCCGGTTTTTGCCGAGAAAGAAGGGTTTCTCGCCGGCGCTCGAAATCTTCCACGACGGGGACGGCCCCAACGCAGGGACGCGATTTCGAACGGTGATGTTCTACGGGAAGTATGCGAGCCACCCACGCCGGTGGGGTTGGGGGTCGACCTTCCCGGTGGATTTTATGGCGCGGGCGGTGAGGGCCTTCGCAGAGGGGGAAAAATGAGTAAGAAAGCGCGGCTCGAGCGGAGCGGGTTCACGGAAGCGGAAAAGCCGCGCGTGGTCGCCATCCGCAACAATGCGGTCCGGGCGGTCGCCAAGGCGCTCGATAGCCTGTCGACCGGCGAGACCGGAAATGTGGCGGCCTACCGGATCTATGTGCTGGTGCGCGCTGAAGACAACCTCTTCGTGCCGGCCTACCTGGAAGCCACGGCGACGGACTTGGAGGAGCACCGGGCGGTGTTTCGAAAGATCCTCGACGAAATCATCGTCGCGCCCGGTAAGGAGCACGAGCCGTTCACGGAAGACGATCTCAAGGAGACCCGCAATTGACCCCGGACCAGGTTCGCAAGGCGGCGCCGCTCGTCGTGGCGCTCGATGAAGTCCGCATGCAGCAGAAGGCACTCACGGGAAACGACATGGATCTCGTGCGCCTGCCGCCGTCGGTGCTGCCGCTCGGAACCGTGATCGTCATGCTGGAGGCGGGCGAAGGCTACATCTTGGCCCGGTTGGCGGAGATTGGAGTGCGAGAATGACGACGGCGATCTGCATCGTGGCGCTGGTTTGTGCCGTGTTCATCCTGGCGGGCTGGGTGCGCTACCTGTCGGCCTGCATGGACGTCGCCAACAACAACATCGACGTCCTGGTCCGCCGGGTGACGACGCTGGAAGACTGGAAGCGCGAGAACACGGTGATTTACCGGGTGAAGGAGCAGCCGGCCTATACCCGCCCGTACAAGGACTGGCCGACATGAGCACCTATGACGACGGGCGCGAGACGGTTCTTCTCAGTGAGTACCAACGCCTGCGCGCCATCCGCGACGAGCTGCTGGCGGCGCTGGAACTTGCGGAAAGCGTCTATCGCCAGAATGTGGTGGTGAAGGGCGAGCCGAGTGCGGTTCTCGACGCGATGCAAGCAGCCATCAAGAAGGCCAAGGAGCAGCCATGACGCTGGACGAAATGCAGCGCGCCGGCGCCCTGTCCGGTTTCCTCGCCTTCCTGAATGCCAACAAGGTCACCCGTATCGGCATGGAAGGAAGCGGGCAGGGCTGCCTCGTGCCGGATGAAGTGCTGGTCGTCGTCGTGCGCGCGGTCCGCTCTTACATCGAAGCCGAATTGGCGAAACTCGGACTAAAGGAGCCGTCGTGATCGAAAAGCGCAGCGGCTTCGTGTTTGTCTGCAACGAGCCGGCCTGGGTACGGTGGCTCGGCTGCCGCCGGTGGTTCGTGCGGATGGTCTGTCGCGGCTGGTGGCCGCCGGCGTGGCCGAACATCAACGCGCGTCCATGGAGGCGCCCATGACGATGCTCGAAGCGATGGCGAAGGGCGCCTACCAAGAAAACCTGCGGTTGGCGAGGCTTCGGCATCCCAACGCGGCAAGTGACGCTTGGTTTGCGTGGGAGGAGTTTTTCGAGGCGGACCGGACGATCTGCATTAAGGCGATGGCCGCCGCGCTCAAGGTGCTGCGCGAGCCTACCGAGGCGATGGAAGTGGCCGGCCATGACGTTTGGAATGATCCGGTGACAGGAATGAACCGACGATTTTCGACGGACGAGATTTGGACGGCCATGATCGACGTCGTGCTGAAGGATGCGCCATGACGGACCCGCAAGGAATTGGCCGCGGCCAGCCGGGCACGCGCCGCTCCAGCAACAACATGGAACCGCTGGCGATCAGCGTGCCGGCGGACATCATGCTCGAGCTCGATCGCATGGTCGAAATCGGCGCCGCCAAGAGCAAGGCGGACGCCGCCCGCCTGTTGATGCGCAAGGGGATGGAAACGTGATGACGAATAGAGAAATAGAGGAACTGTGCCTGGACATCGCAACGGTCCTCGCGCCCTATGCCAATTCCGGCAAGATCGCCGGATATCGGATGATCCTCGCTGTGAAGGTCGCACCCGGCCAGGTGATCCCGATGGTGACCGGCTCCTGCATGTCCGATGAGGTAGAGGAGCTTCTGAAAAATCCGAAATTCATAGAGAATGCGGAGTCCGCAGCAAAGACGATGATAAGGCGCGATTCATGAGGATGCGCGCGAGGATGATCGACGGCTCGCCGGTGACGTTCGAAAGCCACGACCTGGGTGGCACTCGCTATCGTGATCCAGATCGATTTCTGGATATGGCTCCTTACACCACGGAGTTTGTTGGCGAAGGATTCCACGTCCTGTCGAGGTGGTGCTATCACCCGACCGTCGCGCCTTCTCGCTCTGAATGGGATCGCGCAATGCTTGAGCAAGCCGGCGTCGACACGGCGACGGTGGAGCATGGCGCCCTGACAAGGCACGATGGTAGGCCGCTCTACTATTGGGAAAAGCTCTGGCCGCCGAAGGATGAGCCCGCGGCGTTCATGGGCGGTGGCATCAAGCTCCATTACCACGGCGAGGAGTATCTGGTTGGCGAATCGATGTTTGCTGCCGGCGCCGCAGTGCTCCACGACGTTGTGAGTCGGATGGTCGTGATCGAAGACGGCAAGATTCGCGTGATCAATCCGCACCGGGCAGTGGCCCGGATTTACAAGGCGATGCTGGATGCGCGGTCGAAATAGGAGAACCGATGGGCACTGAAACCGCTATCTCCTGGTGCGACCACACGTTCAATCCGTGGTGGGGATGCACCAACGTGTCGCCCGGCTGCGACCATTGCTATGCCGAAACCCTGGCGCACCGATGGAAGCGCGTTGAATGGGGATCGGGCGTGCCGCGCCTGCGGACGTCGGCGGAGAACTGGCGCAAGCCCTTGATGTGGGACAAGCAGGCGAAATGGAAGGGCGTGCGCAAGCGAGTCTTCTCGCTGTCGATGGGCGACTGGGCCGACGTCGAAGTGCCGGAGGGCTGGCGGGCCGACTTGTTCGCGCTGATTTCGATGACGCCGCATTTGGACTGGCTGCTGCTGTCGAAGCGTCACGCGCTGGTGCGCAAATATCTCAGGCAGCATACGACGGGCACCGAACAGAACATCCGGATCGGCTTCACCATCGAAAATCAGGACATGGCGGACATTCGGATGCCGAAGCTGCGGCAGATCAAGGAAATGGGCTTTCCAACCTTCGTCTCCTACGAACCGGCGCTGTCCGCGGTGTTCTGGGATGATTGGATGGATCCGGAACGCGCCCGCTGCATCGACTGGCTGATCGCCGGCGGCGAGAGTGGTCCCGGCTATCGCGAGCCCGACCCGGCCTGGTTCGAATATGCCCGCGACGCCTGCGTCGGCTACAACGTGCCGTTCCACTTCAAGCAGTGGGGCGGCTATCGCCCCGGTCGCACCCTTGGCACCCGTGAATGGCTGGAGTTTCCATGAGCGAAGAGGTCACCCGCTATCCGCTGTCCTGGCCGCACGGCTGGAAGCGCACGCCGGCAAATAATCGCGAGCCGGTGAGTTTCCGCGAGGGCGCCATGGTGGAGCGTTCGAACTACGAGACAGTGGACGGCAGATTCCAGCGCGTCACTAAACAGGTGAAGGGCAGCAAGACGGTTACCTTGCCCACGGCGCGCGGGCGGCTGGCCCAGCAGCTTGAATTCCTGGGTGCGCAGAGCATCGTTGTGTCAACCAACATGGAGCTCACCCGCTACGGCGAGCCCCGTGCTGATCGCACGGCGCCGGCTGATCCTGGCGTTGCCGTCTATTTCGAATTGAAAGGCAAGGATCGCGTGCTCGCTTGCGACAAGTGGATCTCTGTCGCTGGCAATATGGCCGCGATTGCCAACCATATCGACGCCATCCGCCGCGTCGACCGCTATGGCGTGGGCACCCTTGACCAAGCCTTCGCCGGCTACGATGCGCTGCCGCCGCCTGGCGCCGACAATCGTGCGCCGTGGCGTGGCATGCTGGGATTCAAGCCGGGGGCCGTGGTAACCCGTGCGGACGTTGACCTGATGTATCGCGCTGCGGCCAAGCAGGCCGCCGCCGATGAAGGTGCGCTCTTGCAACTCAACCTGGCCCGCGAAGCCGCCTACAAGGAACTATCAGCGTGACCCGGCTACAGCGCGTCATGGTGGCGCTCGCGCCCTACTTCCACGACCACATCACGCCGGCCGCGCGCCGTGAAGCTGCGCGCAATGTCATGGAGGCATTGCGCGTTGAAAAGCCTCGCTGCGTCTCGGACTATGATTGGGACGAAGCGATCGACGAAATCCTGGCGGACCATTAGGAGGAAATGATGAGCGAAGACCAAGTTGCCATGGAGATGCCGCTCTACCAGTGCCACAAGAAAGTGCATGCGCTCGAGATCAAAGAGGTGCGGCCGGCTTACACGGACCTGCTTCTGGTCTTTATGGAGGCCGGCTATGCACCCAAGCTGATCAAGCCTGCTGTCTTCGCTCGCGGGCTGCCTGTGCCGGGTGATTTTTATGTCGTCTACGAAGATGGCTACGAATCCATCTCGCCCCGCAAAGCGTTCCTCGATGGGTACACGCCATTGGCCGGTGATGGCGCGACACCCGATACGAATCCCAACGGCGAACGATCTGTTTAAGGAGGTCAAACCATGCCAGAGCCAACGGATATCGGCGGCGATCCGCGCGCACCAGAGATGGTCGATTCTGCGTCGGACAAGCGCACCGCCAACAATACGATGCGCCATCAGTACCGCGTCCTGACGGACGAAGAAAAAACGGCCATGCTTATCGTCAAGGACACAGGCGCAAACTTTCTCTTGATCCTGGATCGCTACTGCAAGGCCAGCCGCGAAACCAGCCTGGCCCGAACCAAGATGGAAGAGGCCGTCATGTGGGCGGTGAAGGGCATCACCGGATGACGGCCGCGCCGGAGGTCATGGCCGAAAAGGCGGCGTGGGAGCGCTACCGCTCCTACGTCGAGTCCCAGTCGTTCTATCGCAGCGGGAACCATGGGCGCGTCTTCCGCGGCGATGAAGCCTCGCACGGCCTGTGGCGCGAGTGGATGGCGGCTCGTGCGGAGCGCGACAAGCTCTCCTGCGAGAATATCCAACGCCGCCGGCATCGCCAGTATCGGTGGCCGAAGTAGTGGTCGCCTATTCCTTCCAGAAGATGTTTGCTGACCCGATCCTGATGGGCGGCAAGACACAGACGATCCGGGCGCACCGGAAGCGGCACGCTCGCGAGGGCGAGGAATTGCAACTCTACACCGGCATGAGATCGAAACAGTGTCGCCTCCTGGGGCGCGCGACGTGCGTGGATGCTCTGCCGATCACGCTGCGTTTTTCCGATAACGTGATCGGCCTGTGGGACGGCAGTGAGTTTGCGTTCCGCGGCCAGCTTGATGATTTCGCGCGCAAGGATGGCTTCGACAACTGGCTGCGTCTAAAGGCGTTCTGGCGCCTGCATCACGGGCGAATCGAGAAATTCGAGGGCATGATCATCTTTTGGAAGGATCTCCGCACATGAAAGCTGGACCCTGGCGTAGCGTCGAGGAATTCGAGGCCTGGTGGAAGGAAAACGGTGCCGCGTTCCGGCGCCTGTCCGTTGCCACGCCGCCGGTGAATTACGAAACGATCGTCGACCCGGAGTATCTTCGGATCGCCACCGAGATCGAGAGTTTCCAGCGCAAAAGGTATCTGGATGGTTAGGATTAGCTATCGAACGGCCTTGGAAGATCGCAGGGACGCCGCCGGCAAGTGTATGCTGGCGCGTGTGCGAGAGGCGCGGCGCTGCGCGAATGAGGACTACTACCAGCGCTCCCTCTCCTGGTGGCTGGCCTATCTAAGCGCCACCTGGTGGCGTAAGGGCAATTTATTTCGAGAGATGCGGTGATATAGTGCCGGGATGGAAAACGCCTCGGCCCCGACCCGCGAAGAGCTTCTTGAGGAAAACCGCCGCGCGATAAAGCTGCTCCAGGAGTGGCGCATCAATCGCTATGCCGACTTGATCTCGCCCTGGATGTTTACGGACCAGGAAAAGGTCCACCGCGCGATGGTCCGTCTCCAGACACCCAAGGCCGTCGTCAAGTGAGTCGCACCCGCGCCCAACTGATCGGTGATTTCCAACGCTGGGCAGAGCGGCCCGATCTCTTCGTTCGCGATCACTTCAAAGTCGAGCCCGACGCGTGGCAGGACGAAATCCTGCGCCTGTTCCCGCATGAGCCGATGATCGCCATGCAGGCCTGCAAGGGCCCCGGCAAGACGACGTGCTTGGCCTGGCTGGGCTGGAATTTCCTGGCCACGCGGGATGAGCCGAACATCGCGGCGACGTCGATCTCGGGCGACAACCTTCGCGACGGTCTGTGGAAGGAAATGGCGAAGTGGCAGCGGGAAAGCACGATGCTCACCCAGCTATTCCAGTGGACCACCACCCGGATCTTTTATAAGTCGCGGCCGGAGACCTGGTTCATGTCGGCCCGGACATGGCCGAAGACGGGTGACAACAAGAGCCAGGCGGACACCCTTGCCGGCCTGCACGCGGATTACATCCTGTTCCTGATCGACGAAGGCGGCGGCATTCCGCAGTCGGTGGTGGTGACCGCGGAAGCGGCCCTGTCGTCGTGCAAGGAAGGCCATCTTGTGATGGCCGGCAATCCGACCGATCTCGACGGTGCGCTCTATGCCGCTGCCAAGGATCGCAAGGGCGTTCACGAAAATGGTCGCTGGGCGGTGCGGGAAATCACGGCCGACCCGGACGATCCGATGCGCGCACCGCGCGTCAGCCCTGAATGGGCACGGTCGCAGATCCGCCGGTATGGGCGGGATAATCCTTGGGTCATGGTGAACGTGCTCGGGAAATTCCCGGACGGCACCATCAACTCGCTGCTCTCCGAGGATGACGTGAAGGCGGCGATGAAGCGCCACTATCGGCCGCATGACCTGTACGGCATGGCCAAGGTGCTCGGGGTCGACGTGGCGCGCGAGGGCCTGGACGCTTCGGTGATCTTCCCCCGGCAAGGTCTCCAGGCGTTTCCAATGCACCGCTACCGCAACGTGGCGAACGGCGTTGCCGGCGCCTCGATCACGTCGCGCATCTGGGATGAATTTGAGGCCGACGCCGTTTTCGTCGACGCCACCGGCGGCCACGGATTCCCGTGGATCGACCAGCTTGTGGTGCTCGGTAAGCAGCCGATTCCGGTTGCGTTCAACAGCAAGGCCCACCAGGACGATCGCTACTACAACAGGCGGGCGGAAATGTATTTTCTGCTGGCTAACTGGGTGAAAAACGAAGGCGGCGCGTTGCCCCCGGAGGAGACCGAAGGCTCGATCGAGCTCATGCAGGCGCTGACGAAGACGACGTTTCTCCGGAAGAAAAACACCGACAAGCTGATTCTCGAGGACAAGGAGCAAATTCGCGAAAAACTCGGGTTTTCTCCCGACGAAGCGGATGCCCTGGCGCTCACGTTTGCCGAGAAGGTCACGCCCAAAGCGCGCACGCGGAAGCCGGCCTATACCGCGATGCAGGGCGATTACCGCGCTTTCACTGACGTTGAGAGGGGCCTGGATTCCGGATATGGTGCAAAGGACGATTACAATCCCTATCGGTAGAGCATGATCGACCTGGACCGCTTTGAGGGCATTGTCTCTGCCAAGCAAAACCCCGACGGGTTGATCGCCATCATGTGGATGACGGATTTCAGCAATCCCCGCTGCCGGCGAGAGGTTTTCGACGTGGTGAGCCGGAAATTCATCAGGCGGCGCGAGGTCATGTTGTTCGTCTGCACCGAATTCGAAGCCGACAAACTCCATACGAGGCGCTGATGAGCGCGGTTTTCAGCGGTATCGGTTCCCTGTTCGGCGGTGGCGGCTCCGGCGGTGGCGGTGCGTTCAATTTCTCTGCGCCGCCGCCTCCTCCCCCGCCGCAGCAGATCACGCCGCCTCCGGCGCCTCCTCCCGCGCCGGCTGCCCCGCAGCCGCCGCCTACCCTGGCGAGCGCGGGACCGACCGCTGCCGCCCAGGCCGTCAAGGCGAGCGCCGCAGCCGCCGCCGGCGCCGTTGCCGGCTACGCCAATACCGTCGACACGAGCCCACAAGGGGCGCCGCCGCCGTCGACTACGGGTGGAGCTAAGACACTCTCCGGGACGGTCTGATGCCCGACGGCGCTTCACTCCGCGAAGAGGCTCACGCCGCTTACCAGGACGTCGACTCGTCCTCGCTGGCGAATATGCCGGTGCAGAGCAACGTCCTGCCGCAGCTTGTCGCTTCCTGGTGGCCGCTTCTCTACAATCACGTCGAACGGCGCCGGCGCGCGCTGATCACCTGGCGCTGGTCCTGGCTCCTGCACTGGCAGGTGCTGGCCGAATTCTTCATGCCGCGGCGCTGGCAGTGGCTGACGATCGTCGCGAATCGCATGTGGCGCGGACGGCCGGTCAACGAAGCCATCATCGATTCGACCGGCCTACAGGCGGTCCGGGTATGTGCCTCCGGGCTGTGGACGGGGCTCATGTCGCCATCGCGCAAATGGTTCGGCGTGGGCATTGTCGGCATGGAGACCGACGATATTCCGGCAGACGGCAAGACCTGGCTCGAGCGCGTCTACGATGTCATCGACACCGTGATGCACCAGAGCAATTTCTTCGTGCAAATGGCGCAAATGTTCCAGGACGAGACAGTGTTCGGGACGTCGCCGCCGATCATCTACGAAGACAAGGAAGACGTGATCCGGGTCTACCTGCCGTGCCCTGGCGAGTACACGCTGGGCAGCGGTTCGCGCCTCAACACCAACACCTTGCACCGGGACTACACCTTCACGATCCTGCAAACGGTCGAATGGTTCGGCTACGAAAAATGCACCCAGTCGATCCAGAAGATGTTCGACGATGGCACGATGGATACCGAGGTCGTGATCTGCCACATCATCGAGCCCAACTACCCGCTGATGGGACCGAAGGGGCAGAAGACGGACCGTTATCCGGTCTCCAGGCTGTTTCCCTTTCGCGAGGTCTACTGGGTCAAGGGCGACATGGGGAGCCAGCCGCTGTCGATCCGCGGTTTCCATGAGCAGCCCTTCGTCGTGGCGCGCGGCGGCCTGGTCGGCAACGACCCCTATGGCCGGTCGTTCTGCATGGACGCGCTGGGTGATGCGAAACAGGTCCAGCTAGAATCGCTGCGCAAGGCCGAATTCATCGAAAAGGGCGTGCGCCCGCCGATGGGCGCGGACCCCGAATTGAAGAACGAGCCCGCGTCGATCATGCCGGCCCGCATCACCTACATGAACACGGCGGGCGGCAAGAAAGGCTTCTGGGCGCTGTTCGAGCCGAATCCCGTATGGCTCCAGGGCATCACGGCCGACATTGCGGCGGTGAACCTGCGCACTGAAAAATGCCTCTTCGTCGACGTCTTCCTGGCGATCTCGCGTATGGAAGGCGTGCAGCCGAAGAATGAGCTAGAGCTTACCAAGCGCGATCTCGAGCGCTTGCAGCAGCTTGGGCCCCTGGTCGAGCTCCATGAGACCGAAGTCGCAACGCCGGCGATCAATCGCATCTTCGCGATCTGCCAGCGCCGCGGAATGATCCCGGACATGCCGGCATCGCTCCAAGGGCGCACGTTCAAGATCGAATATCAGTCGATCATGCGCCTGGCGATGCAGGCTTCGGATGCGGTGTCGCTGAAGGATTTCCTGGCTGCGATGGGCGCCGCCTCCAGCGCCGCGAAGGCGGCTACGCTGCCGGATCCGCTGCGCACCGTGAACCTCGATCAGTGGGCCAAGGACTACGCCAAGGCTACCCACATGCGGACGCACATTCTGTTCACGGATGATCAGGTGCAGCAGCACGATCAGGCGCGGGCACAGGCCACGCAGCAGGCGCATACCGCGGCGACGGCGCCTGGCAATGCGATGGCCGCCGTCCAGGCTGCGAAGACTCTTTCGGAAACCTCGCTCAACAATGGGTCGGCGCTCGATGCGATTGCCGGTTCCGGAGCGTTCCCGAAAGGACGTTAGAGGGGGCGCGCTCATTTCCTCATTCGGTGAGCGCGTCTTTTGGCCCCGTCGGGCGGTCCTTCCCGGCGGGGTCCTTTTTGCAAATGCAACATGAGAGGCATATGTTTGCCTGTATGCGAAACTTCCACTGGAAGCGCTGGCACCATCACCGTGAGCATCCCATCCTTGTTCGGCTGGTGGTGGGCAACTTTTCCGTCCTTCTTATCCATGGCGAGGAGATTCACATGGCAGCAACGATGAATGTCGGTCAGGCCCTACCGATTGCGATTCAGTACCTCGATCAGAACGGCAACGTCATGTCGCCGCCTCCGACGCCGGATGCGGCGCCTACCTGGTCGAACAGCGACAACACGATCGGCACCCTGGTGGTCGGCGCGAATGGGCAGACTGCCGTCGAGACCGGCGTCGCGGCCGGCACCACGAATGTCGGCGTGTCGTTGGCCGTCGGCGGCAAGAGTTTTTCTGCGACGCTGGCAGTCACCGTGGCCGTGCCTGCGCCTGTACTCACGTCGATCGCGCTGGTCCCCGGCACGCCGGCCTAAGCCGGTTGCGTCGGCCAGGAACTGGCGTATAATCAGGCCACGATCCTCCCTGGTCGTTGTCGTTTCCTTCTGTGATTGGGCTTTGCGGATGCCGCTCGGACCCCCCTCCGGGCGGCGTTTCCGCGTCTAGGGGTGCCAATTCGGATCGCCGCGCGTCTTGAACATCTTGGCGTGGCACATTTCGTGGCGCATGGCGTCGTAGAAGATGGCCGGCTCGAGATCCCGGTCGAGATAAATGGTGCCGTCGCTGGCCTTCGGATCGCGCGGCGTGCGCCATTGTCCGAGAAGCGACCACCCGTCCTTGTGGAGCCTGGCCTGCATCGCCTGGTGGGAAAGCAGCACCACCGAAACACGCACGTCGCCAAGGTCCAGGCAGGCGATCGGGAGGCGATTGCCGGCTGTGTCGAAGGCGTCGCTGTAGGCGATCGGGGTTGTGGCCGCGCACGCTCCGAGGAGGAGCACCAGGGCGGCAAGAGCATGGCGGAGGACCATGCCTATCGGTTATATCACGGAACTACGGGATTTCCCCGGCGTTCCCTCAACACACGGGAGTGTCCGCCATGTGCTTTTCAGTCGCCTTCTTCTTTACGCTGATGATCTGGCTGGTCGGCATTGGCGCGCTCTACGCCATCATCCGGCTGGTGATCCCCGCGGTGCTGGCCCAATTCGGCGGGCCGGGCAGCCTGCTTGCACAGGTGATCAACATCGTCCTGTGGGCGTTCCTGCTGATCGCCGTGCTCTACATCATCTGGGGCCTGGTCGATTGCCTTTTGCCCAGCCTACGGTTTCCGCGGCCTTAAGCATCCGGACGACCTTTGGGGGCACGCCACGCCGGAAGGCTTTCCACACGGTATGCACGTCGATGTCGTCCAGGAGCTCGCGGTAGGCCTTGGGCATCTGGTCCAGGGCGGCCATGAGCGGGGAGGCGGTGCGCGCCTGGTAGGTGTCCGGATCCCAGGCCGGCTTGGAAACCAGGTCGTCGGTGTCGGAGTTGGAGCGGTAGGCGTTCACCCAACCGGTCGGAGATTCTTGTCGCGCCATTCGTCCAGATCCTCTCGAGTGTAGAGCGCGAGACCGTTCTTGAAGCGCTTGTATGGCGGCCCTTCTCCTTGTCGCTTTTTCAGGCCCCATTGAGCCAGGGTGCCGGGGGAAACCGCGATCCCCTGACTGCGAAGATAGGCTGCTGCCTGCTTGCGGGAGAGGTATGGACTATTTTGCGTCATTTTTCTCCGGTGCGCCGGTGCGCGGATTATAACCGGGTTTTAACACCGTTTGTACCGCCCATTGTGTGAGTCTCCCCGCGGCCATCATAGTGATTGCCGTGTCCAACCTTACAGAAGTCGAGATCTTCGACCGGCTGATCACCTCTCTCGGAGAGGCGGCAGATCATTGTAAGGCATTGGCAACTCAGGAAAATCGCATCAAGGGGCAGCGCTACGTCAAGCTGCGCGAGCAACTTCACCTGGTCGAGGGGGCCTGCCGGCAGGCCGCAGCGTGGCGCGGCGATACTCGCTGGCTGCCGATCGGTCGGTTCGCGATCGATACTCACAAGAAGTGCGGGGACTGGCTTCGCTTCCGCAGCAGGGGGCCGATGTTCCTGAAGTGCGCCGAAGTCCTGCTGCTCGCGCGCAAGGCTGCACAGGAACTGAAGGACCGCGCCACCGGCAAGACGGGACTGATCCTGCCCGATCAACTGCCGTACCGGCCGGAGAACCGCAAGGTCGCCGTTCCGAAGGGGTTCATCCTCCAATGAGTGATCCGACCGAAGGCGATGACCTGGAGTCGACCGAGCCTGTCGCCTCTGCTGTCGACGAGACCCAGCGCAAGCGTCGCGAGTCGAAGATCAAGCGCAAGCAGCGGGAGGACCGCGAATTTTTCAGGCTGGTGCTGGCGAGCGAAGCCGGCCGCCGCTTCCTGTGGAGCATCCTGGCCGAGTGCCACACGTTCGAGACCATCTTCGGCTCGAGCCCGGCGGGCGCGCCAGATCCGCTCGCCTCGTGGCTGCACCTGGGCGAACAGCAGATCGGCCAGCGCCTCTATCAACTGTGGCACTTCCGCGAGCCGAAGGGCGTCATGGATATGCTCCACGAAAATGATCCCCGATTTGCTGAGGTAGTGATCTGATGCCTGATCCGGCCAAAGTGGACGCCGACGCCCCGGTCCCGGTCGCCGCGGTTCCGCCTGCGAGCATTCCGGCCGAAAGCGCTGCGCCCGCACCGGCGGTCGTGGCTGCTGCGCCTGCGCCGGTGGTCGTCGAGACTCCGCCTGCCGCGCCGCCTGTCGCACCGGCGCCTGTAGTCGCCGAAGAGCCCAAGACGGTTGTCGAAACACCGTCGCTGCTCGAGACCGTCGATGCGCCTGGCGAGGTCAAGCCGGAAGAGAAGCCTGCCGAGGTCAAACCCGCCGAGGTCAAGCCGGCTGAAGTCAAGGCGGACGACAAACCGACGGAAGCGCCGCCGGCGGAGCCGCCTAAGCCGGCAGAGCTTCCCAAAGTCGAATACAAATACGAGATCCCAGAAAATCTCCTGACGCTGCCGGACGAGCGCCGCACCCAGCTTCACGAAACGCTGGACAATTTCCGCGCCGATCCGTCGAACGTCCAGCCGCTGATTGATTTTCATTTGCAGGCGATCAAGGACTACGCCGCGCAAGTCGGCCAGCATCAGCACAAGCAGTTCAACGACACTCGCGCGGCCTGGCAGAAAGAGATCCAGGCCGATCCGGAGCTTGGCGGCAACGGGTACGAAACCACCAAGCAGGCCGTCGCGCGCATGCGTGATCTGCTGGTGAGCTCTGCCAAGCCTGGCACCAAGCGCTACGCGGCGGACCTGAAGGCTGCCTCCGAATTTTTCCGCGTCACCGGCTCCGGCGATCATCCGGTCATGTGGCGCATGCTTCACAACGTGGCGCGGTTTCTTGACGAGCCTCCGGTGCCGTCGGCGGAGATCGGCGTGCCGAAAGACAACGGACGCGGCCCGAACGTGAGCCGTCGTGACCTGATCTACAACCATCCTTCTTCTCAAAAGGCGAAAAGCTAGTTTCTGAACAGGAGAGTTTGAAATGGCGACTGGTTCATGGCCGACGATGGTCGACGTTGCTTCCCGCCTCGATCCGGAGGGCAAGATCCCCGAGATCGCGGAGATGCTGTCTCAGTGCAACGATTTCTATGACGACATTCCGTGGGTGAAGGCGAACGGCCGAACCACGCATGAATTCGTCTTCCGGACGTCGATCCCGGCGGGCTCCTGGCGCTCGTACAACATGGGCGTGCCCTATTCGAAGTCGACCACCGCGAAGGCGCGCATCGACATGGGCATGCTCGAGGATTACAGCCAGGTGGACCGCGCGCTGGGCGAGCACTCCGGCGATCTCCAGCGCTTCCGCGAGACGGAAGATGCGGCCTTCCTGGAAGGCATGTCGCAGACGATCGTCCAGACGTTCTTCTACGGCAACACGTCACTCACGCCGATCGAATTCATGGGCTTCAGCCCATTCTACAACACCATCAATGCCGCCAACGCCCAGAACGCGACCAACGTGCTGAACGGCGGCGGAACAGGTTCGTCCAACTGCTCGATGTGGCTGCTTGGCTGGGGTCCGGAGACCATCACCGGCGTTTTCCCGGAAGGGTCCAAGGCGGGCCTGGATATGGAGGACAAGGGCGACGTCACGCCCGGCTTCGACTCTCTCGGCAACCGTTTCGAGGCGTACACCTCCTGGTTCCGTCAGCAGGCCGGTCTCTGCCCGAAGGATTGGCGCTACGGCGTGCGCTACGCCAACCTCGACACCACCACCGGCTCTGTCGGCCTGTTCGGCCCGACGCCGCCAGATCTCTTCGTGGTCATGGGGCAAATGCTCCTGCTGTTCCCGAAGCTCTCCCGCACCACTTCGGGCGTCGACAAGACGGACGCGCCGCTGGCGGATTATGGAGTGCATCCGGTCTTCTACATGAACCGCACGCTCCGTCATGCGCTCGACATCCAGGCGATTCGTGATCGCAACGTCCTGCTCGAGATGAAAGACTATGCGGGCATGCCGATCACCGGGTACCGCGGCATTCCGATCAAGGTGGTCGATCAGCTTACCAACACTGAAGGCGCCCTGACGTAAGGGCCGTCGTATCCAGTTCTCTAGGAGAAAGCGCACATGCTCACCGACTCACTCGTCAACTTCCTGCCCTATGGCTCGAACCTCGCCATCACCAGCGCCGCGGTCCGCTCGAATATCTATGACGAGCTCGGCCTGGGCATTGGCGTGACGGCGCCGGTTGCGGGCACCATCATCGGCAATGCGTCCGTGTTCGGAGCGGACTTGGGTGTCGGCCGCGAACGGCCGCTGCTCATCTCCGCCATCGGTACGACCTTTGCCGGCAGCGGCACTCTCACCATCGCGGTGCAGGGCGCTATCGACGCCGGCGGCGGCATTCCCGGCCCCTGGCAGACCTTCGTCCAGTCGCCGGCCTATACCGTTGCGCAGCTTGTGGCCAATGGACCGGCGAATTCCGGCTTCATTGGCCGCTTCGACTGGCCGCCGGAATATCCGGACGGTTTCAATCCACGCTTCATCAGCCTGTTGTTCACGCCGTCGGCCACATTCACGGCGGGCACGATCGCCTGGTCGATGGTCACCATGAGCACGCCCACGCTCAACAACAAGTTCGCCGCCGCCAACTTCGCGGTGAAGGGTTAAACTTCCGCGCCGCTCTCTGGCGCACAAGGAGCAGCTATGACCAGTCCTGGTCGCAAGAAGGTAATCGAAACGCCTGAGTTCGAGGAGGCGGTCAACGCGCGTGTCAAAGCCGCCATGGAGCAGTTCAAGGCGGAAATGTTCGCTGCGGTTACACCCGCGCCGGAAGGGGCGCCTGCGGAGCCGCCTGCGGGCCTCGCGGTCAGCACCAATGCCGTCGATCTGCTCGAACAGGTGTTGAGCAAGCTGTCGATGAACATGGCGGCGATCGGTCAGCAGGGCCAGCATCGCAAGCCGCTCTCTCCGGAGGAGGTTGCTGCGCGCGAGGCGGCAGCGGAGCGCATGGACAAGCTCCTGACGGCGGCTCACCAGGAGGGCGCGACCAGGCCGGAGTACAAGCTGATCTCCAAGGTCTATCTCAACGAACGGTTCATCGAGCCCTATCGCCTCGTCGACAAGGTGGCCGTCTCGGTGGAGATTTTCTACACGGGCGTGCCGAATGACGCGATGGTCCCCATCAACGATGTGGCCAAGGCGATCTTTGCCGCGTGGAAGGCGACTACCGGCGGCCACTCCGTCTTCGTGCCGACCGCCGACACGCGCCCCTTGTGGGTCACCGCCAAGGGCCTTGTCGTGAAGGGCGATCCGCCCAAGCGGCAGCATGTGGCGGCAGAGCCGAATTTCAGCGACGATCTTGGCATCGTCGGCGTGAACGATCACACACAGGCGGAGGTCGCGGTGCTGGGCACGGTTGCCCGCAAGGCGATCACCAATGCCCCGAAAGGCGTCTCGTAGTTCATGGGAATTCCCTCACTAGCTGGGGTCAGCGGTTCCAACAAGAACGTCGGCTCGCCGGATCGCGCGAACGCCCTGATCGTAGGGACGTTCGCGGGCGTCGGGCCGTCCGCTGCCTTTACCGCGTGGGGGCCGATGAACGTCGTCGTGTGGGGCGAGCTCTCCGACACGCTCACCACGACCAAAGGATCGACATCGATCACGGCCGCGAGCGGCACGAGCGTTTCCAACGGTGACACCCTGGTGGGCGCGAACATCCCGCCTGGCGCGACGGTTTTCTCGGGCGGGGGCACCGCATCGCTTGTGGCGGCCTTCATGCCGCAGTTCTGGGCGGGGAATATCACCAACGGATCCGCCACGATCAGCATCCCGCCGCCGATCACCGGCGGTCCGACCCAGCCGGCCGATCTCACGACGCTGATCGGCGCCACGATCCTGAACAGCCCGTATTTCCCTTCGGGCACCACCATTCTTGCTGCCAGCAACACGACGTTTACGCTGACTGCTTCGGCGGCCGCCACGTCCGCGCCGCCGCCAGCCGCGGGCGGCCCGGTGCTGATAGAGTTCGCGCCGACGGGAAATGCGATCGGCGTGTCAGGCGCCGATTCGACGGGCGTCATCATGGGGCCGGCGACTCCGATCAACCTCACCCTGCAACTCGAGCGCAGCTTCGACGGCGGCAAGCACTGGATCGCCTGCGGCCTGGGCGGCGATGGAACGGAAGCGCAGTGGGCGTTGACGAAGCCGCTTTCGCTGTCGTTCGGTGATCCCGAAGCCGGGATGCTCTATCGCCTCAACTGCCTTGCCTATACCGGCGTCGCGAACACCACAGTAAGATACCGCATGTCGACGACGGGCCAGGCGAGCGTATCGCTGCAAACACCAGCTATTTCATAGAGGTTCCCATGGCCATTGCTCCTGTCCCCGGCGCCAAAAATCTCACCTTCGCTCAGCTTCTGGGCTCGATGTCGTTGCCGATCTTTGCGGGAGAAGTTTCCTGCATCGTGGCGCTGTCGACCCTCGATCAGTTCTTCCTTGGTGCCAATGGCGGAACACCCGTTATCACCGCGCTCAACACCGTAGGCGCTGGTACGATCACGGCGGCTGGCATTGTCGGCAAGGTTACCCAGCGCGGCGGCTCGCAGAGCAACACGGCATTCACGGACACGACCGACACCGCGGCGCACATCATCGCCGGAATCCCCAACCCCTATGTCGGTCAAAGTTTCCTCTACTTCTACGAAAACACGACCAACGCGACGGCCACGATCGCCGGCGGCACTGGCGTCACTGTGTCCGGAATCAACACCGTGCAGAGCAACAGCATGGTTGTCTTCCTGGTCACCCTGACGAGCCTGAGCGCGATTACGATGGTCGGGCTCTACCAGTCGATGCCGACGGCGCCGAGCGGCACCTATGTCGCACTGACGGGCGGTGGCGCGGTGACCGTGACCGACTCGCGCGTCACGGCCAACTCGGTGATCATTTTCACCCTCAAGACGGTGGGTGGTACTGTCGGCGCCTCGCCGCACGTCTTGACCATCACGCCTGGCACTGGCTTTACCGTGTCCGGCACGGCGTCCGACACCAGTACCTACAACTACCTGATCCTCAACTAGGAGATCGTCATATGAAGAAGCTCGCTATCCTCGCTACCGGCGCGCTCCTGGCTTTTGCCGGCTGGGCACTCGCGCAGGGCGTTCCTGTGCCGCAGATCGGGGCCATCAGTCAGACCGACTCGGTACAGGTTGTGCCGTTGAGCGCTCCGAGCGCTCAAGCCGTGTACGCGCCTCCGGGTGGCGTCGCCGGTATCGAGCAGTATTCCTACCAGGTGCCGCTCACCGCGTTCACGATCACGGTTCCGAAGTTTGTCAGCTTCCTCTATCTCAATCCGGCGGGCACGCTCGCGACCGGGACCATCACGATGCCGGCCTCACCGGGCGACGGGCAGCGCGTGTGCGTGGAGGATAGTCAGACGCAGACTGCGGTCACGATGACGGCCAATACCGGACAGGCTTTCGCGGCGTTCGGCCTGGGCACTGTCACCGCGTTGACCGCCAACACGAAGTATTGCTGGATGTTCAATGCGCCTCTGGCGGTGTGGATCCGCACCACCTGATGCCTTGGACGCCGGAAGAATTTGCCAAGCGGCACAATAAGAAGCTGAAGGGCAAGTCGGCGGCCAAGGCTTCCGAGATGGCGAACGCCATGTTGAAAGAGGGCGTGCCTGAAGGTATCGCGATTGCGACCGCCAACAAGCACGCCAACAAGATGCACCGGCGCGAGAAGATGTACGATCATCCGAGGTCGACGAAGTGAAAATTCCGCATCTCACCCCCGTGCAGAGCAAGAATATCCAGGCGATGGGCCATGAGGGCACGACGCTTTGGATTCGGTTCAAGGGCGGCGGCCTCTATTCCTATGACGGCGTGCCGGCGGAGACTTATCACGAGGGCGTAGCCGCGGATTCTGTTGGTGGCTGGTTCCATAGCAAGATCCGCGGCGCTTTCGCCCATCGCAAGCACGATGCCTAGTTCGACGCTGGGCGACGTAGCCTCGAGGAGCGTTCCGATGGCGAAGGGCAAAAAGTGGATTCAGAAGGCGCACCTGAAAGAGGGTTCCTTCACCAAGTCGGCCGAAAAGGCGGGCGAGTCGGTCCATGAGCATGCCGAGAAGGAAAAGGACGCCCCCGGCAAAGAGGGCAAGCGAGCTCGCCTGGCGTTGACCTTTGAGAAAATGGCTCACCGGCGGAAGAAGATGTATCCTCACCCGCGTTCTCAGCGACATCACCCGGAGCATTGATCATGGCCCGCGAGAAAATGTACGACAGCGACGCCTCGAAAAAGGCCCGCGGCGAGCACAAGGCGCAAGAGCCTGCCCTGAAAAAGGTCGAGGAAAAGGGTAAGGCGCCCGAGCCCACGGACAAGGGCAAAGAGGCGAAGCCCGAAGAGAAGGGGCATCACGAGCGCCATAAGCAGGAGCGGGAGGAGATGCACGAGCGTCACCGCACCGAGCGGCGCGACATGCACGGCAACCACAAGGCCGAGCACGACAAGATGCACAAGCGCCACCAGGATGAGCACGATGCCATGGCGTCCAAGCATGCCACCGAAATGGCGGCCGGGCCGGGCGCGGTCTCGGAGGAAGCCGGTGGGGGCGCCGCGACTCCTGCGCCGGCGCCTGTTGCTGAGGCTGGCGCCGCCCCGGCGGCCGCTCCTGCGGCGGCCTGAAGGTGGCAAAGCAATCGAAGCTCTATGATAACCCGCGTAGCCTGAAGCTGGCGGCGATGCAGGGAGCGGATGACGAAGACGAAAGCGATCAGGACAAGGACAGCAAGGATCGCAAGGAGCCAACGGATGCCGAGCGGGCGGCCAATAAGAAACTGATGGATGACGTTGCCAAAGGGAAAAAGCTGCCGGTTATCAATCTCGGCAAGCAAGGTCCCAAAGGCGATGACGAAATCGAGAGGTAGCCATGAGTTTCAAAGGTCCGATGGTCGATCTTGAGATGAATGACGAAGATGTCGTCGACACCTATCCGTCGATGCCGTCGCGCCCCAAAGGTCCGGTCTATCCCTATGGCACCCGGATTTCCTTCTGCGAGAAGGAAATGGAGAAGCTGGATTTGGAGATGCCGTCGGTCGGGGATACCATCGACCTACGCGCCTTTGGCGTAGTGACGAGCGTTTCTGCAAGCGATGGCGAATACGGCAGTTCCTGTCGGGTCGAGATCCAGCTACAGAAAATGCGCGTCGAGAATGAGGACACCGAAGAGGAGTAGTTTCATGTCCGCTCGTTCGTTGCTCAACGCCATCGCCTTTTTGGCGTTGGCACTTCCGGGCGTTGCATGTGGCCAGTCCTCGGTGCTCCAGTCCGGGCCTTGGGTTTCCGGGCACGCTCCGACCTACAACCAGTCGGGATCCGGCACTCAGCCGATCGTCCGCGATGCGGGGCCTGCCGGCGGCGGCGGCCTGGGCATTGGCCTCTCCGAGCTCAACATCACGGCGCAAGGCACGGGCACTGCTCCATTCGCGGGCCAGGGCACCGGGCAATTGGGCACGGTATTCCAGATTCAGGACGCGCCCAGCACCAACGTCGGCGGCGGCCACGCGCTGTCGTTTTCCGCCAACGTCAACGGCCAGGGCGTCATTGCCTACAATCCGTTTGGCGGGGCGAGCCCGCAGGGCATGGTCATCAACCTGAACGGGACGAGCTATGCTTTCCCGTTCACGGTCTCCGGCGGCGTCGTCGGGCCCATGACCAGCATCGTGAACGACGTCGTTTGCTGGAACAGCGTCAACGGTTCGGTGGTCAAGGATTGTCAGGGCGAGCTCCAGCTTTCCGGTTCGTCGAGTGGCACCACGACGATTTCCGTTCCGGCGACCGCTTCCGGTATCTGGACGCTGCCGAATGCGACAGACACGATTGTCGGCCGCACCACGACGGACACGCTCACCAACAAGACGCTCACCAGCCCGACGATCACGGGGGGCACGATCTCGAGCCCGACGATCTCCACGCCTACGGTGACCGGGGGCACGTTCTCATCGCCGGCGATCACCGCTGGCACTCTGGGAAGCGCCACGACTGCGGTCACGCAAGCAGCCAATGACAACAGTACCCTGGTGGCCACGACTGCCTATGTGAACCAGGCGATCACGTTTCCGATCGGCATTTGCGTTCCCTTCGCGGGCAACACGGCGCCGGCGTCCTGGGCGCTGGCGTATGGCCAGGCGATCTCACGCACGACCTTTGCGGCGGCCTTTGCGGTCTACGGCACGACCTATGGGGCAGGCGATGGCAGCACCACTTTCAATTTACCGGATGCTCGCGGGCGCGTGATCGCCGGTCTCGACAACATGGGCGGCACGGCGGCGAATCGTCTGACGAACGCCAGCATGACGCCGAACGGTACGACGCTTGGAGCCACGGGCGGCACGCAGCAGAATAGTGCGACTACCTCGCTTGGTCTTACCTCCAGCGGCACGAATTTTATCAACCTTGGGTCCGGACAAACGGGCAGCACGTCCGGTGGATGGTCCGGCAGCGCGCCGGCCGCGGCGGGCGCCGACTTCAATGCCCTGACGACGGGATCGATCTCGGCCACCACGAACACGACGCCGATCACCGGCAACGTGTCGATCAGCGTTTTCGGCAGCGGCACTTTTGGGTCCGCGGCTTTCAACATCGTGCAGCCGACCGTCCTTATGAACATGATGTGCCGGATCCAGTAGATGGCTCTTACGTCGAACCAGGTCGCGAATATCGCCATCGATCTGATGGGGGACAATACCCCGGCAGTGACCGGCTTTGCGCCGACGTTCGATTCCTCTCCAGCCGGCGTTGCGCTGGCGACGATCTATGGGCCCACGGTCCAGGCCGTCGAGCGTGAATTCGGCTGGGACTTCGCGCGAAGGATTTTTACGCCGACACTCACGGCGAACAGTCCGGTCTCGTTCCTGCCTGGCCTGACGCTGGAATATCTCTATCCGCCCTTTGCCGTGGAGATCTGGCAACTGCTCGATCCGTCGAATACCGATCCGAACGATCCGCTGCCGACAGTGTGGACGGTGGGCAACAACCTGGTCTCCGGCGTGCAGTCCAAGGTGATCTGGACCAACGTCGTCGGCGCTCAACTCGTGCTGAACAACAATCCGACAGAATCGGTATGGGATGCGCTGTTCACCGAGAGCGTCACTCGCATGCTGGCGTCGAAGCTCGCGATGTCGTTGTCCGGCCGGCCTGATACCGAACAGTCCTTCCTCCAGTCGTCCGTGGCGGCGGCCAAAGCGAATGAAACGAGGCAGGGCTGATGGCCATCACGACCAGCCTCAAAAATCCTGCGGAAGTCGCCAATGCGGCACTCGTTCGCATGGGCTTCAAGCTGCGCGTGGGCTCGCTGTTCGATGGTTCCGATCACGCCAGTAGCATCCTCGATATCTACGGTCAGACTCGCGATCAGATGCTGCGGGAATACGACTATGATTTTGCCGAGCAAACGGCTGCGCTGACACTGCTGAAGTTTGTGCCGACCGCCGGCTACCCGTGGGATCCGGTGTCGATGCCGCCGGCGGGATGGGCGTTCGAGTATGCGTTTCCCTCGAATGCTCTCAAGATTCGGATCATCCAGCCGCAGCCGAATTTCCTCTTCAACCCGGACCCGCAGTTCTATCCGTTCTCGGAGTACAACGATCCGAGATTCACCCCGCCACAACGGGTGCTGCTATCGAACGTGCAGAACGCGCAAGCCTCCTTCACGGCGCGCATCACCGACCCCACGACGTGGGATGTGGCCTTCACCGACGCGCTGGCGATCCGCCTGGCAGCGCTCCTCGGGCCGGAATTGACGGGCGCCGATTCCAATCGCACCACCATTCCGCAGGCGGCCGGTGAGCAGGCGACCAGCGAGTTGGAGCAGCGATGACGATCGGCTATCCCGTAGACGTTGCCAACCTCGCGCTCGATGCCTGTGGCTACAACATGGAGTTGGGCAATCTCGAGCAGGGCGGCCGTGAAGCAAACCTGCTGTTGCGCGCCTATGGTCGTTGCCGAGAGGATCTTCTTCGCGGGGCGCCATGGGGATTTGCCCGGAAACAGGTGCCGTTGTTTCTGCTGGCCGACTCTTCTGGCGTGACGCCAAACGTAGGCACCCAGGTGCCGGGTACGAATTTCCAGTACGAATATGCCTACCCGACAGACTGTCAAAGGATCCGCTACATCCCGTGGAAGCCTTACCAGAATCCGGGCGTGCCGCCGGGCAACATCCAGCCGCCCAACCCGAATGTTCCTCCCACGACGGGCGGCAATCCGGCGATCCTCTGGCAACCCATCCGGCCATCACAGTTCCTCGTGACCAACGACCCGAATTTTTCGCAGCCGGTGGCGGTGCCCTATCAGCCGACGCACGGCTCGAGCCCGATCGGCAGCACGGTAATTCTCTCCAACGTGCAGAATGCCTCGCTGGTTTATACCTTCGACGCGACCTATCCCTCACTGTGGGACCAACTCTTTACTTCGGCCATGATCGCCTATCTGGCGAGCGAGGTATGCTGGCCGCTGTGGTCGAGCAAAAACCCCAAGCTGGGCCTGGCGGTTCGCAAGGATCAGATCGCCATCGCCAAGGCCAAGATCACGGAAGCGCGGATCGCGGACGGCAATGAGATGACGGTGAGCTCCGATATTCAGGTAGATTGGATGCGGTTTCGAAACACGCTGGGGGGCAACGGCATCGGCGGCGACTGGTCCTCCGATGGGGCGACATGGGGGTGCTGGGGCGGCGGCTGGTCAGGGAGTGTCGGGTTTAGCGATGGCTCCAGCTTCTAGGATGGTCGATGGCGTTCCCGTTTCAGCAGCCCGCATGGACTCTAGGCGAGATCTCACCCGGCCTGTTCGGTCGCCAGGATCTTGCGCGCAACAAGGTCGGCGCCGCGACCATGCGCAATATGTGGCCGAAGTATTCCGGGGGCGCCTATAGCCGAGGTGGAACGGCCTTCGTCGGATTCTCCAAACAGACCGGCCGCACCCTTCCGCCTCGTCTGATTCCATTCCAGTTTTCGATCAGCCAGGGGCTCGAGCTCGAATTCGGCAACTTCTACATGCGCGTCATTGCCAATGGCGCCTATGTGACCGAGCCATCGTTGCCGATTGCCAATATCACGAATGGCAATCCAGCCATCGTCACCATGCTGATCAACGGCGTGTCAGCCGCGACGCCGAACAATGGGGGTGTGACGGCTTCCTACGCGCCGGGCGATCAACTGACGCTGGCAGGCGGTTCGTTCTCGGCGCCGGCCATCCTGGCGGTGACCAACACCAAGATTCTATCTCTGGCGTTGTTCAATGCCGGCAACGGGGTCTATGCACCAGGTGACACGCTTCACCTCACGGGCGGCGTCCAGTCGACCGCGGCTATCCTGACGGTCATCACGACACAAGTGGTGGCGGCGACTATCCATGCTGCGGGCACGGGCGGCACCAACGGACTTGCGACGGTTACGGGCACGACTGGCACCGGGACGAAGTTTCAGGCATCGGTGACGATCGCCGGTGGCATCATCACCGCGGTAAATAGCATCACGGTGGCGGGATCCTACACCGTCAATCCTACGACGCCATCGGCGGAGCCGGTGACAGGGGGCGGCCTGACAGGCGCGCAACTCAATGTCCAGCTAGGCGTGCTGACATTCGCGATCACCAATGCCGGCGTCTTTACCACCAATCCGGCGAGTTTCACCTTCACGCAGGCCAGCACATCGGGCAGCGGTCTTGGCGCCAGCTTCTCGAATGCCATCATGGGAGTGAACGCGGTCTCGGTTGCCAATGCGGGCAGCTATACAGTCGATCCGACGAATCCGGTTTCGGTTTCGTCGAGCACCGGAAGCGGTGTCGGGGTGACGTTCAATGTCACGATCATTACGTCGACCGCGCCCTACAGCAATGGCGACTGGATCGAGATCACGCTTGTCCTGGGAGAGACCGAAGTCAACAACCAGGTCTTCGTGGTGGAGAATGTCTCCGGGGCGACCTTCACGCTGAACGACGTCTATGGCAATGCGATCGACGCAACGGCGTTTGGAACCTATCTGGGAGGCGGCCAGGCGGCGCGCATCTACACGACCGCATCGCCCTATGCTGAAGCGGACCTTGCATGGCTGAAATTCACCCAGTCGGCCGACGTCATGTCGATCTGCTGCTTGAACCAGGACACGCTTTCGATTTACCCGCCCTATGACCTGACGCGGCACTCCGACACAAGCTGGACTTTCCATGCGGTGATTCCCGGTCCCACGATCGGGCCGCCTGGCATCGTCGGCATTGGCTTCACCGGGAACGGCAACACGGCCTATGGCTACCAGGTGACCGTGGTCAATCCGGCCGATCTGTCGGAAAGTCTGCCGGCGGGCGCTACGAGTGGACCTGGGCTGGTCGATATCGAAACAACGCCCGGCACGATCACCTTCGTGTGGACGACACTGCCGGGGGTGCTCACATACAACGTCTATAAGACCCAGCCTTTGCAGTTCACGGGAATTCCCGCGGGGCAGCCCTACGGCTTCGTGGCGAGCATCGTCAACGGAAACGCTTTCTATGATTCGGGTGGCATCGTGCCGGACTACACGACGACTCCCCCGCAATTTACGAATCCCTGGCCGACGGTGAATGACTATCCGAGCACGGTCGCCTATGCCCAAGAGCGGCGGGTCTACGCCAACTCGATCAATCAGCCTGATCAGTACGTGATGAGCCAGCCGGGCTCTTTCACGAATTTTGATGTCTCGGTGCCCACGCTGGACAGCGATGCGATCACCGGCGCGCCCTGGTCGGTCCAGGTTGACGGCATCCAGTTCATGGTCGACATGCCGGGCGGCCTGGTGGTGCTGACAGGCCGCGAGGCGTGGCAATTGACGGGCACCGGCGGTAGTTCGCTCAATCCGCAGCCAATCACGCCATCCAATCAGCAGGCCCAGCCACAGGCGTTCAACGGCTGCTCCAATCTCGTGCCGCCGATCAAGATCGACTACGACATTCTGTATGTGCAGGCGAAGGGCGCAATCGTTCGCGACCTGGCCTACCAGTTCTACCAGAACATCTACACCGGGTCGGATCTCACGCTTAACTCGGCGCATCTCTTCCAGACCTACCAGATCGAGCAATGGGCCTGGACGGAAGAGCCGTACAAAATCCTCTGGGCGCAACGGAACGATGGCATCCTGTTGAGCCTCACCTACGTCAAGCCGGAGCAAATTGCCGCCTGGGCGCGGCATGACACGAATGGCCTAGTGGTCAGCGTGAGCTCGATCACCGAGCCGCCGGTCGACGCGCTTTATCTGGCGGTCCAGCGCGAGATCGGCACGAATACCGCCTACATGATCGAGCGCATGGATAATCGTCTGTGGAACACGATCGATGAAGCATGGTGCGTCGATTGCGGCCTGGCGCTCGTTCAACCAACTCCGGATGGCGTTCTGACGATAAGCTCCGCCACCGGATCCGGAACGCCGACGGCCGTCACTGTCGTGGCCGGCGGCCAGGGTTACTCGAGCGGCACGCAAATGTCTCTGGTCGACAATAATGGCGAGGGACCGGGCACGGGAGCGGTGCTGACGCCGACGATTGTAGGCGGCGTGATCACGGGCGTGAGCATCGCGGGCGGCGCCGGCTATGTGAGCCCGCAGATTGTGACCTTCGATCCGGCGGGCAGTGAGGGCGGCAGTGGCTTCGAAGGCATCGTGACCTTGCTCAACACGGTCACGCTCACTTCCAACCCCGGCTTCTTCCTGAATGCCATTGGTGATGTGGTGCGCGCGGCGGGAGGCAGCGCGGTGATTACGGGCGCGCCGAGTCCCACGGAGGCGATTGCGAACATCCTGCAACCGTTCGTGCTCACGGTGCCGAACACCAACGGCGAGATCATGCCGATCCCCGCCGGCGATTGGACGCTCACGACGCCGACGTCGACCATCGAGGGGCTGATTCATCTGCGCGGGGCCACGGTGACCGGCGTGGCCGACGGTATCGTGATCCCGCCGCAAGTGGTGACGCCGCAGGGCGAGATTACGCTGGCAACGCCCGCTTCGAATGTCGTGGTCGGCTTGGGCTTTACTGCCCAGCTTCAGTCGCTTTACCTGGAAGCGGGGCAGAGCCCGACGGGCCAGGGCCAGCGGAAGAAGATTCCCGCAGTGACGGCGCGCATGGAGCAGTCCCGCAGCTTTATGATGGGGGCGAACCAGCCGGACGGGTCCACTCTCAGTCCGCCACAGATTGCGCCTGCCTGGACCAATCTCGCGCCGGTGCCGGACAAGGCCTCGCCGTCCTTCGGGTCCACCGTGGTTCCGCTTTGGACTGGCGACGTCCGGATCATCATGCCGGGCGGCTATGACACCAAGGGCCAGGTGGCGTTGCAGCAAAGCAACCCGCTGCCGATGAATTGCCTTTCGATCATTCCGGAGGACTGGCCGGGAGACGAGCCCCAGCTAAAGGAGCCGCCGCCCGGAAAACAGGGTAATATGCCGGCACAATGAGCCCCCGGTTCGAGATAATTCCCGCCAAAAGGTACCATTGCGGTCAGATCAGCCGCCGGCTGCGGCCGCAACAGCGCGAGGCGCTGGAACGCACGGGCGCCAGCATGCACCATCGGCTCATCCATTTGTTCAACCTGTCGGAATTCAAGCGGACCTGGATGATCGATGGAGAGATCGGTGCGCTATTCGGGGTGACCGGAGGATGGTTGGAGCCGTGCGGTTACGTTTGGCTGGTGATCTCGAACAAGGGCGCGGAGTATCCGGTGGCGTTTCTTCGTGAGACGCGCCGGCAACTCGACGCGATGATGGCGTCCAAGCGGGTGCTGGAAACGACCGTGATCGACGGCCACGATGAAGCGTTGCGCCTGGCGGCGTTCCTTGGGTTTTACGTCGGGCCGCCGGCTACTCCTGGTGCGCCGGCTTTCTCGTCGCGCGGACGGCGCCGCCTGGTGCTGGAACTGAAAACGAATCCTGATCTGCTGATCCCCACAGGTTTGGGGCTAGGCATCCAAATGGGCTATTCGGAAGCGAGTCTGCCATGGTGAAACCCAGCAAAGCGCCGCCGGTCGGCTTCTATCGCAGGCCGGGGCTCTATCCGGCAAAGCCGAAGCCGCAGCCACCGAAGTCGGCGAAAAAAGAATGACCATCCATAAATGTACTTTCCTTGAGCTAGAAGCGCTTGCCGGATATCCGGAGCTCGTGGCGGAATATGCCGAAGAAGGGCGTATCCCCGGCATGCCGGCGCCGCAATTCGATCCACGCCGGTATCGCCAGCTTTGCGAGATGGGAGTGCTGCACACACGTATTTCTGTGATCGATGAGCGCTTGGTCGGATTCGTGCTCGTTCTGACAACGGTTTTGCCGAAATACAGCATTATGGTTGCGGTCACGGAAGCATTCTTCGTAGGAAGCGCGCATCGCATGTCTGGTGCTGGGCTGCGGCTCCTTCGGGTGGCAGAAGCAATTGCAGCGCAGCACGCCGGTGGCCGGCTGCTGGTGAGTGCGCCATTCGGTGGGGCCTTGTCGGAAGTCTTGCCGCGGGTGGGCTATGCGGAGACCAACCGGGTCTTCTTTAAACAGGTGACGTATGGGTGATCTCGTCAGCCTGAATCAGATTGTTCCGGCCATGCCGCCGGAAGTGATCGACGTGGTGCGTGAAGTCGAGGCGTGGAATGGCCAAAGGCCGCAAGTCGGCATCAGAACGTCGCATATCTTCCACAACGGCATTTATCGCCGGACGGTTTTCATTCCGGCCGGAGTTATGATCACGGGCGTCCTGATGAAAATTGCGACGTCATTGATCCTGTGCGGCGATGCGGTGGTTTTCCTGGGAAGCGATTGGGTGCGCTACACTGGGTACTGCGAATTGTGCGCCAGTGCAGGCCGCAAGCAGATCTTCGTGGCGCTGGCGGACACCTATCTCACGATGATGTTTCCGACAAAGGTTCGAACGGTGGAAGAGGCGGAGCGTGAATTCACTGACGAATATGATCTCCTGGCGTCGCATCGCGACGATATGAACACTATCCTGATCACGGGAGAATAAGCATGTCGGGCGTCTCCACAGCCTCTGCTATCGGTCTCGGTCTGAGCGGCATTAGTGCGATTTCAGGTATCGCCGGCGCGGCCGCGGGCGCGTCCGGTGCCGGTATCAAGGCGCAAGGTCAGCTTCTCCAAGGTGAGCTCCAGGGCGAGCAGCAGCAGGAGCAAACCTACGCGACGACCTACGCCGGCAACCAGTCCGAATACCAGTCGCAGGTGGCCGCCTACCAGGCCGTCGTGGCACAAAACAATGCGAAGATCGCACAAATGGCCGGCGCGCGCGTGGTGCAGGCGGGCGAAGTCACTGCCGCGAATACCGGACTGAAGGGCGCGGCAACGGTCGGCAAGATCAAGGCCAATACCGCGGCGAACAATATCGACGTCAACACCGGGTCCGCGGTGGCCGTGCGATCGGATGCGGCGCGGGCGGCGCAACTCGATGCGGAAACGGCGCTATCCGACGCCAAGCTGCAAGACTGGGGCTACAACACCACGGCCGGCACATATGAGGCACAGGCCGGGCTTGAGACTTCGGAATCGCAATTGCTGGCGACCAATGCCGAAGAGCTCTACGGGCAGGCGACGTTCGAGCAGGGTGAGATTCCGGCTATCCAGCAAGGCGCTGGCCTGGCGGCGGAGGGTACGCAAATCGGGGGCGTGGCGTCGCTGTTGAACAGTGCTTCGTCACTGCCTCTGAAGTTCACCGGCTTTGGCAGCGATAGTTCCGGCGCGACGCCTACTGTGACCGCAAGCGGTCCTGTCGGCACTGGCGCTGGTGGCTCTTATGTGCCGGCGGATCTCGGCGGCATCTTGACCGCGGTTTAATCTGATGGCGACCAATCCCGATACCGCCGGCATCCCGACGCGCAATCCCTCGGAAAGCGTCCCGGCGCCCTATCAGCGCTTGCAGCCCGGCCGCGCGCCGAATCTGCCGGAGTTGAAGGTCAACCAGACGCCAGCGATGTTTGCGCAAGAGGCGGGCCAGGAGATCCAGGGGGCCGGCCGGCAGCTTACGCAAACGTCCGAGCACTGGGGCGAGATCTCGGCGGACTACGTTTCGAATCAATTCCAGGACGCGGCGAACAAGCTGCTTCATGGCGATCCGAACAATCCGAATCCGGACGGTACGCCCAACCTTGGCTATCTCGGTCTGAAGGGCAAAGCGGCGCTCGATCAGCGGGCGGATTACGAGCAACGGCTGGACAAGTTGCTGACGGACGCGCGCGGCAATCTGTGGTCCCCGGATTCGCAGCTTCGATTCGACAACTTCTCGCGGCGTCTGCGTGCGGTGATCTCGAGCCAAATGGGCACGCACGCTGACACGCAAGGGAACGCCTTCGCCGTCGGCACGGCACAGAGCGAGATCAAGACCAACCTCGACATGCTGTCAGCCAATCCGAACGATCCGAATATCGTCCGGAGCACCGGCGCCGCCATCGTCAGCGCGCATGTGAAGCTCGCCCAACTCCAGGGCGCGCAGCCTGGCGATGCGATGTACGAAGAGGCCAAGCAGCTTGGCTTGAAGGAAGCGACGAAGGCGCAAATTCTGTCGATCGCCGCGACTGATCCGGTGCGCGCGCAGCGCATGATCGAAGAGCCTAAGTACAAGGCCCAGCTTGGGACCGACTATCACATTCTGGCCGATCACGTTCGTACACGAGCGGACGAGAAGATTGGCGAGGACTTCGCTCACGGTGCCGTGGCGAATGCGATAGCGGCGCCGTACACGCCATTGGAAGGCGGCCAGCCGGTCACCAAGGATGCGATGAGCCGGGCGACGATCGGCGGAGAATCCGGAGGGCAGCACACCAATCCGGACGGAACGCTCAAGGTGTCGGTCGACAACGCTCAAGGCATCGGTCAGATCACGCCGGGCACGTTTGCGCAGTTTGCCAAGCCTGGCGAAAGCATCGTCAACAAGGCGGACAATGCGCGGGTGAGCCGCCGCATCACCGATTACTACATGGACAAATACAATGGCGACTGGGCGCGGACCGCAGTCGCCTATTTCTCCGGTCCCGGCAATGTGTCGCCTCCGGGCTCGCCTATTCCGTGGGTGATCGACAAGGAAGACGGCAACCACACGAAAGTCTCCACTTACGTGGCGGACAAAGCGCAGCGCCTGGGCCTGATTGATCCGATCAAAGCCAAAGCCAATGCGATCAACTCGGTCGAATCGAGCGGCATGACCGACAAGCAGAAGGATCTTGCCGAGCGCAATATCGAGCGACGCTATCGGGCAGCCGAAACCGCATCGCTGGCCGACGCGAAGGCCAAGAAGGACGCCAACGACGCGGCGACCAACGAGTACGTCACGCAAATGCTGACGGCTCCGGATGTGTCCATGCGCCAGAAGATCGCCAACGACCCGCGGCTCGAGGGCCACACGAAGCTCGCCCTGGACGACGCGTTGACGAAGCATCTCAAGGGCGACGTCGAGCAGGCGTCACAGGTTTATGGCGACGGCTTCTGGGAAGCGCGCAAGCGCATCCTGCTGCCCGTGGGTGATCCGAATCGCCTCTCCGAACCGAGCGATATTCTTGCCATGGCTGGGCCTGGGGGAAACCTCACCCTGGCCGGCGCTCAAAACCTCTTGGCTACCGTCAAGGAAACCCAGCGGAGCGTGAACGATCATAGCGTCGCGCAAGCGCAACAGTCTCTTATGACCTATGCCAAGAAACGGCTTTCGTTTCAGACGGAAAGTGAGATCCCCGGCATGCCCGGTCTCAAGGATCCGGTCGGTGAGCGCATCTTTAGTGGCAAATTCGTGCCGCAATTTTTGAGTGCCTATGACGCCTGGATGAAGGGCGGCGGCGATCCGTGGAAATTTCTCACCCAAGAGAACGTCGACAAGCTGGTCGACGGGATGCGTCCGAAGGCTCAAATGGAAGCGGACAAGCTCAAGGCCAGCGGTGAGGTTGCGGTGGTGCCACGCGCCCCCATTCCGCCGCCGCCGGAGGGCATTAATACCGACACCTGGAACACGCTGATCAGCCATCCCCCGATCAATGCGTCCGGCCAGGAGTTTCCAATCCCGGTGTGGACCGAGATCATCAATCGACTGCGGCAGAATCCAACGCCGCAGGCACAGCAGTATTTCGACAACCACTTCGGGGCGGGTGGTTATAGCGCGAAGGACATTCTCGATCGCTTGCAGCGGCGATCCGCGGAATCTGCGGTGCCTGGCGAACCGAGCGGCGTGCCGGGAATGCCGCCGGCAGGGGCGGCGCCAGCGGCTGCGCCGCCAGCCAAGCCGACGGTTCCGGTAAATCGGGAAGCGAATATGTATGAGGCGGATAAGGTGCTGCACCTGACGCCGGAGGAAAAGAACCTCTACCAGCACCACCTTGGCAACCTGGCTCAAGGCGGTGTGAAGCGTCCGGACGGCAAGACGTCTTCCCTGTTGGCGGCGACGATTGAGGTCGATGGGAAAACCTACGTGATCCCGACCGTTTGGGACAACAAGATCATTTCGCCGGATGCGGCAGCCGAGCGTGCCAGGAAAGAGGGCATGGACAAATTCCCGTCCTACCCGGATGAGGCGACGGCCGAAGCGCGCTATAAGCTGCTGCACGATTTCCTGGAAAAAGATGTTCCCCCCACGGTCCACTGATGGCCGACCCTAACGCCGCTCCGGTCGACGATCCGTTTGGTGATCTGGTTCGCCAAGGCAACGGCGAGTCCGATCCCAACGATCCGTTTGCGGATCTGGTCAAAGCAAATGGCGGCGTAGCGGCGCCCCACGCTTCGCTGGGCGGCGCCATGGCCCGAAGCGCGGTGCGATCGACGGCGCCGGCCGCGGGCGGCCTGGTCGGCGCGGCCGCGGGCGCGGAAGCGGGCGCCGGTCTGGGCGCGGCGGTCGGTGCGCTCTTTCCCCCGGCGGAGCCGTTCACGATTGCGGGCGGCACGATCGCGGGCGGCATCGCCGGCATGTTCGGTGGTAGCTGGGCGATCGACAAAGCACAGGACTGGGCGCTGCGGCAAATGCCCGATTCATGGCGCGACGCGCTGGGCATGGACGATCGCCAGCAACGGCTCGATGAAGCACAGCATCCGGTTGGCACGTTCATCGGCGGGATGATCCCCTACGCTGCGACGATGCGGCCTGGTGGTCTGGGCAAAGCCGTGCTTCCGGAGAATGCCACGGCGCTCCAGCGCATCCTTGCCAATCCGGTGACCGGCCGCTTGTTCGGCGGCGGTCTCATGGGTGGCATGGAGCTCGCCCAAGAGGCGGAGCGCGGTGACGTCGACTGGACCAAGGTAGCGATCAGCACCGGATTCGGCGTGGTTTTCAACCAACCGACGCGGTTGGGCCAGCGAATCAGCGAGGTTGGCGCCGGGCCGGTTCGGCAGGTAGGCGAGGCGCTGTCCCGGTACGCCGGGCCATCCCTAACGGGGCCGCAGGATTTCCGCTTCCCGACGATCGCAGAGGTCGGTGACTCGAAGGTCATGGGCCCTGGCATCACGGAAGGCGTGTTTCAGGGCACCGAGAAGCAGGATCCGACGGCAGAAATGACGGCGCAGGACGCGGCGCGCGTCGAACAACAGGTGCTCAATCCGCAGAGCGCCGTGCCAGATCCTACCGCCGTCGCGCGGCGGATGGAGCCAGAGCTTTTCGAGCGGTACGATGCCCTGTTCGCCCAGCGGGATGAGCTACGGAATTGGGTGAACAGCCAGAGCAATCCGACCGACGAGATGATCCAGCCGCTCGTCGACCGGCGAAATGCGCTCCAGGCGCAACTCGACGAATGGGTAGCCAAGCGCAACGGTTACGCGGGCGGACCGGAGGCTCGCCGGCTGAAGGCGCAAATTCGCGACGTTCAACGCGAGAGTGATGAGATGCTGGCTCGCCGGCAGGCCTACCTTGAAGGTCGCGGCCAGGACACGTCGGAGATCACCCAAGCCCGCCAGCGGTTCATGGCGGTCGACGAGCAAATGCGGGACATGGCGCGGGATGAGATCGCCCCGGCCTACCGACGTGCCCAGGAGGCGATCGGCAGCGGCACGGTCCCGCCGCCTACTGCTCCCGCCGATGACGCGGCGCTCGTCGCGGCAAGGCAGAAATACGCGGATGATCCCTCCAGGGAAAATCTGATGGAATTGACCCGCCTCACTCGCGGTTCAACTGAACAGACTTCACCTACGCCCATCCAGGTTGGCGCCTCGATCGACGCCCAGAAGGCCACCATCGCGGCGGACGTGGCGCGCCAGCTTGTTGCGGCCGGGCGCCCGGTGGATGAGGCCCAGCACGCCGGAAGGCTCCTGGCGGACCGTTACGCCACGCGAGCGGCCATGTTCCAAGGCAAGCTGGGGACGCCGCTCGAGCTCTACCGAGCGGAGGGGGCAGATATTCGCGGTCCTGGCGGTCGGCGCGCGCCGCCGGCGCCGGCTGCTCCTGCGGCTACGGAGCCCGCTACAGCGCCGCCAGCCGCGGTGGCACCGGAGACCGCCCCGGCTGCCGCTGCCCCTGCGGAAACCCCGGCAGCCCCGGCAAATACCCCTGCGGAAACCCCCCTTCCCAAGGGTTTCGAGGGATGGTTTCCCGGCGCCAAGGTCAATGCCGGCCCGATCAAGGGCCTGACGGTCGTCCAGTTCGAGGATGGGAAGTTTCTGCTGGATGGGGCCGGCCTATCGCAATACGAATTCACTCCGCCTGTGAAGATCCCCAAAGACGAGAATTCGATGGACTGGCTGGTCGGGCTCGAGCGGCTGCCCGATCGCACGGGGAATGAGCCGCCGGTTGCCGCGGCCACGCCGGGGGGTGTCGAGGCCCCGTCAACACCCCCTGCGGTGTCACCCGCGGCGCCGGTTGCGGCGGTACAGGAGCCGGCTGCTGCCGCGGCTGCGCCGGTCCGTGGGCCAGGGCCCGCGCATGGCTTCGATCTGGTCGTGCAGGAGGAAAGAACGCGCCTCCAGAAGGCGGACAAGGCGGAGCGCAAGCGGGCGAAAGCGGCCGGCGAGGCAGTGCCGGAGCGTCGTTCTGGCGATGAGCGCGACCGCCTGGCGCGCACGGCAGCCTTTGAGAAGGATGCAGGCACGGCGTTGGACGATCTCAAAGAGCGCGAGAATCTGTCGGCGGACGCGCTGGAAGATCTCTCCAAGATCTATAATCGGCAGCCGGGTGAACATCGCGACGTCGCCTTGGACCGAGCCTGGGAGCTCTACAATCAGTGGGAAGAGCGAATCGCCATCGCCAAGGAAGATGGCGAGGACAGCCTGGTCCTGGCGAATCTCCGGGGGTTCGTCCAGGCTTTTGAAGCCGATCAGGCTCGCGCGGCGCCGGCAACGACGGTGCAGCGTGTCTTTGGGGCGGAGCGCGCGGTCAATCCGGTGATCCCTGGCACGTCGGGAGAAGGGTTCTTGACGCCTGCCACCGGCGTGCCGATCGAGCGCACGTTCGAGCAGCGCCGGCCCAATTCATCGCAGGATAGGTTGCCGCCGGTGATCCCCGGAAAAGACGTACCGATTGGCTACAACCTGATTGGCGATGCGGTCTATCAGAACGAAACCACCGGCCAGCGCATGCTCGTGACGAAAGAGGGTCGGCGCGTCTACCAGCAGTCCGACGCGAATTACGGCTACAAGGTTCCGAGCTACAAGGCGGAATTCACGACGCCGCGCGATCTCAAGGTCGAGCCCGGTCAGGAAGGTTTGCCACAAACGCTCATCCCTGGCGTCGAGCCTCTTGCCGGCGCAACGCCGGCGAAGCCCGCTGCACCGGAGAAGCTGAAAAAGGGCGGCAACGCGCCTCCGCCGGCGGGCGGCCTGTTCGATACTGAAGGCCGGAAGCAGGGCGAGCTATTCCAGGGGGCGAAGGGCCGCATCCGGTTTATCGAGGGTCAGGCCCGGCCGATCATCACGCTGGCGAAGACGGCGGACGCCTCCACGTTCATTCACGAAACTGGCCACGATTTCTTTGAACAACTGATGCGGGACAGCGAGCATCCGGAGGCGCCGCAGCAGATCAAGGATGACGTGCAAACGCTCTACGATCGCCTGGGCGTGAAGGACCGCAGCGAGGTCACGAACAAGCATCACGAGCAAATGGCAGACTGGTTCGAACAGTATCTCCGGGAAGGCCGCGCGCCGTCGGCCGGGCTGGCAAACGTCTTTGCGCAGTTCAAAAACTGGCTGATGCAGATTTACCAGACGATCAAGCAACTTGGCGTGCCGATCAGCGACGATGTGCGACAGGTGTTCGATCGTATGCTGGCGGAGGAGCCGAAGCCTACCGTGATCGCACCGGAGACCAAGCGTGGGCCGAACCTGGCCGACGTGCTCACGGGCGACGCGAAATTCACTGAGCCGGTCGAGGCGGCGGCGGTTGCCGATCGCGCCGCGGCGGAAATTGAGAGGACGGTGGCCGAACCGCCGCCGCGTGTGGCAAATGAAATCCAAGCAGCCGTCGCCCAAGTCGAGCAAGCCGCAGCCGCTAACGCCGGAGGAGAAGTTGGCGCTGGCGCAACAGAACCAGGCCAAGTGGGAGCAGGTGGCCAGCCAGCCGCAGTTGAGCCCGGAGGCGGCGGCGTGGGCGAAAATGGTAGCGCGAAGCTACGGGGCGGAGACGAGACTAAGAGAGAAGGCACAAACGTACCAGGATCCGAACAGCGACCAGGGGCTGGCGGAACTGCTGAACCTCCACTCGCCACCCGGCCAGCTACCGTCTTCGGATCCGAGGAATCCCCCCTCGTCGACAAAGCCGGGAACATCCGACTCGAAAACCTCACCAACGTAGAGGATGTGCGCGAGGCGATGCGGCAGTCGGCACGCGCCAATAACGATTTCATCGGTGATCGCCGCGGCGTCGTGACGCCTGGTCAGGTGATGGACCTGGCTGATGCGATCGGCATGGAGGGAGCACAGGGCCTGGTCGATCGGTGGGTGCGCGGCCAGGCGTTCAATGCCGAGGAGGTCGTGGCACTTCGCCGGCTGGCTATCGAATCCGCGACCGACGTGGCGGCGAAGATGCGAGATGCTGCGCGCGACGGCGCCGGCGATGACGCCGTGCTGGCCTATGCCGAGGCTCGAGACCGGCACAAGATGATCCAGGCGACCCTATCGGGGGCGACGGCGGAGGCGGGCCGCGCGCTTCGTGCTTTCCGGAATATGACTGAAGAGGGCGGCGCCGATCTCAATGAGTTTATGAAGCAGGCGACCGGCCGCACCCTGTTTCAGATGCGGGAAGAGGCGCGATTGGGTTCGCAATACATGACGCCGGAGCAGACGTCTAAATTCATTCGCGACACCAGCAAGCGCGGGTTTGGCCGCATGGTCCTGGAATACTGGATCAACGGTCTGATCTCGGGGCCTGCAACGCACACGACCTATTCAGTCGGCAACCTGATCCTGGCTATCCAGAAGGCCGGTCCGGAGACCGCAGCCGCCGCGGGTATCGGCGCTATCCGGAAGGCGTTTGGTCGAGAGGGTGAAACGGTTCGGATCGGTGAGGTCGGCGCCCAACTGCGGGCGGCACTTCGCAGCGGTCCTTCCGCGCTCCAGGCCACGCTCGACTCTCTCAACACTGGCGTCACCACCATGCTGCCAGGCGAGACCCGCAACATGGCGATGCCGTTTCAGCCGGGCGCGACGCTTGCGGTGCCGGCGATGCTGAACGAAGCGGCGAAGGCTTCTGACGTCATGGGATCGCTGTTCGGCGTGGTGCGCGGCATGCGGGATGCGTTCATTGCCAGCGATGCGCTCCAGAAGGCGCGGGCTGCCGGCGAGGTCGGGCTTTTCGGCACGGAATACTCGTCGACCGGCGCCATCCCTAACCTGCGGGTGGGTGATGTCATGTTGCCGACGGGCACGACGATCCGGCTGCCTGGGCGCGGCGTGGCGGCGATTCACTCGTTCTTCCGTGCCTCCAACTATTCGATGGACCTGGCAGCACAGGCTTATCGCAAGGCGTCGAATGAGGGTTTGACGGGAGCGGCTTTTGATGCGCGCGTGGCCGATCTTCGGCAAAATCCGCCGCCGGACATGATGGCCAGGGCGCGGGAGAATGCGACCGAATTGACCCTGATGGGCCAGGGCAGCGAGTGGACGCAGAAGCTGTCGCGGCTCACTAATCACGAATTCAATCTGCCGCTGCTGGGGCCGACGCAGTTGCTGAAGTTCGTCGACCCGTTCGTTCATATCAGCAGCAACGTGATCGACCAGTCGATCATCAAGCGCACGCCGGTGGGTCTCTTCTCGTCAGAGCTCCGGGCCGATCTCATGGGTAAGAACGGCAATATCGCCCAGGACCGCGCGCAGGCTCGCATGCTGATGGGGACGGCTTTCGCGGTGACGATCGGCGCCCTGGCCGCCGAAGGCCTGGCAAGCGGTTCGGGGCCTAGCGATCCGCGCGAGTCCGCGATGTGGCGCCTCGCCGGCAACCAGGCGCACAGCGTTCGGGTTGGCGATTTCTGGTACGACACGCACCGTCTTGGGCCCATGGGGATGCTGATGGGCATCGGCGCCGATATGTACGAAGCGGCGCACCTGGCGAATGAGGGCGAATTCCAGAAGGCGGCTGCGCACTTCGGCCATGCGATCACCCAGAACATTTTGGACGAGAGTTTCATGCGCGGCCCGGCGGACCTGATCCGGGCGGTCGAGGATTCGGATCGCTATGGCGAGGCGTGGATTCGGAATTTCGCTTCTTCGTTCATCCCGTTTTCGGTGGGCGAGGGCCAGGAGGCTCGGGCGATCGACCCTTATTCCCGCGAGGCGCGCACGGTGGTCGACGCGATGCGCGCCAAGATCCCGTGGGAATCGGAAAATCTGCTGCCGCGTCGCGATATCTGGGGCAATGAAATGCCGACGCGCGCGGCGCTCGCCGGCGCCGGTATCTCTGCGATTTACATGCAGCATGTCGGGACGGACCCGGTAAACCAGGAGATGGTGAAACTTGGCCTTCATCCTGGCCCGGTGGCCCGCACCATCCGCGGCGTCGAGCTCACCCCGCAGCAGCATGATGACTTTGCCCGCATCGCCGGCCGGATGGCTAAGTCACGCCTGGATATGATGGTGCGGTCGCCACAGTGGCGGACGTTCCCGCCGGAGTCCCGCTCTCTGGTGATCCGCGAAACGGTGAAGCAGTCGCGCGAGGCGGCGCGCGGGGCGATCATCGCCAAGGATCCGACAATTATCCAGAAGGCCCAGGCCCTGAAGCACGATAAATTCAAGCATATCGAGGCGGAGCCGCCTGATTTTTAGGGCTGGCGCAAAAGCAACCAGGCCGTGATATACTTTCCCCATGAGCGGCATTAACGCATCCCAGTTTCGTTCCCTGGTTGTCGCGCCGATCGTGATGGCCATGACCCCCGACACTCCCCAAGCGATTGATCTGCTTATGGGGACAGCCATGCAGGAAAGTGGCCTGATCGCCCTGCACCAATACGGCGCCGGTCCGGCGCTGGGTCTTTTCGAGATCGAGCCGGTAACGGCACAGGGGCTCTATGCCGATGTGCAGAGGAGCCAATTCTGGACCTATGTGCAGGGGCTCATCGCGCCCGGCCTGGATCCGGTGAACCAACTGATCGGCAATCTCTACTATGAATGTGCGATGGCGCGGTTCTACTACTGGCGCTGCCCTGGCGCGATCCCCACGACGCCGGAGGACCAAGCCCAGTATTACAAGCTCTATTACAATACGCCCGCGGGAGCGGCGACGGTCGAAGAGTACCTGGCGAACTGGGCTACGTTGCAAAAACTTCTAGGAGGTTGATCGTGGGGCTGAACAAAGAACAGGTTATCGCAATCTTGTTGGGCCTGTTCGGCGCATCAGGACCATTGGCCAACTGGCTCGTCACTTCGGGGCACATGGCCAGCGCGGACGTCCAGGCTGACTTGATGCTTGCCACCATTCTCACGCCTACGATCGTTACTCTCGTGTTCGCCTGGTTGCAGCGCAACTCGGCCAAGGTGGCGGGCGTCGCGCATATGTCTCCGGACGAACAGAAAGAAGCGCTCAACAAGCTCTCTGACGCTGACAAGGTGTCGGTGGCGGAGAAGGTTCCGGACGTCGCTACCGTGGTGGTGAAAGATGGCGTCAATGGCAAGCTCGCCGCCATGGCGCTCGATAACGTCAACCATCCTAACGTGGTGACAGAAACCCAGAATGAGGCGGATGCCAAGAAGGGCACCAAGGTATGATCACTCCCAACGGCAGGCACCTTGGAGGAAAGCGGTCGCCGCCTGATGGCCGCGATTTTCGCTATGTTCCCCGGATCATGCCGTTGGTGGCGGCGCCGCCGCCCAGCCGAGTGGATCGTCGCGCCAACTTTCCACAGGCGTTCAACCAACTGAACATTGGTAGCTGCACCGGCAACGCCGCGGCCGGCAAGCTGGCGGAAGTCTTTCCAGGGTTCATGGCGTCGCGCCTGGCGGCCTATTACAACGGGCGCTGGATTGAGGGCACGACGTCGACCGACTCTGGCGTCTACACTCGCGACATGATGAAGGTCATGCAGGCCGGCATCATCAGCGAGGCGGAGTGGCCTTACGACGTCGACAAATTCGCCCTGGCGCCGCCGGCGCCCGATCAGACGATCAGGTCTATCCAGACCTACGTGCAACTGTCGGTCCAGGAAGATCTCGTCGACTACATCGCCAATGAAGGCTCGTGCGTCTTCTCATTCGAAGTGCCGCAGGCCCTGGACGATGATTTTGTTGCAGGCACCGGCATCCTGCTGCCGGCGAGCAATCCGACGATCATTGCCGGCCACTGTGTCGTGGGTTGCGGCTACGATCTCAATTTCCTCGCCAGTCCGGAATTCCTGACTTCCCAGGCAAATCCCGCCGGGCTCGAGCCGACATGGGTGCTGGTGCGCAACTCTTGGGGTGCGACATGGGGTCTAGAAGGGTATTTCTGGATGCCGATGTCTTGGGTTCTTGGGGATACGACCGGCAATGACGCTTGGGGCACCTACCAGGCGAACGTGCCGGAGGTTGCGGGCGTGCCGATCACTGGTCATTTCCAACATTAGGAGAGAGAGATGCGTCTAAATGCGAAGATCCTGATTGGAGTGTGGGCGCTTGCCGGCGTGGCCGGATGCTCACAGATCCAGGCGTGGACCACCAACCCAACTACGCTGAATTTCGAGACCCAGATTCAGCAGGCCGCCGTCGGCCTGTGTGGTTATCTGCCTTCGGTGGAGTCCGTGGCGGCGATCGTGGCGGCCAATAATCCGCTCCTGGCATTGCCGGAAGCGGTGGCCAATGCGATCTGTGCGGCGGTGCAGCCGGCGGCAACTGCCAAGGCCGGCGCGGCGGCTCCGGCGCCGATGGTTGCCGGCGTGGCCGTCACGGGCAAGTTCGTCAAATAGATGTGGGGATTTTTGACGGGACTGATCTCCCTCGTAGTTGGGCTGTGGCTCAAACTACGGGGGAGCACTGCCGAAGAGCTCGGCGAGAAGACTGAGCAAACGAAGGAGCAGGGAGGGGTTATCAAGGACGTGGAGACTCACAATGCTGTGGAGACCCGTGTCGATAGCGAGCCTGATCCTGCTGGCGAGTTGCACAAGCGATGGGAACGCCCCGATAGCGACTGACTCGTTCTGCGCTACCCAGCGACCGATCCTGGTCAGCAAGCGCGACGTCCTGACGGAAATCACGGCCAGGGATATCCTGGTCCACAACGACTACGGCGCCGCGAAGTGCGGTTGGAAGCCTGGGAGATAGCCATGCGTTTCAAGTCGATCCTGGCGGCTCTGCTGCTGTTTGCGTTTCCGGCATTCGCTCAAGTGTCGCCTGACGGCACGACCATCACCCCGCCTGCGCCGCAGCCGTCGCCTACGGTGGTGACAACCGACGGCACCTGGTCATTTGGGGCGCCGGGTGTTCCCGGTGGAAGCGTGATCCTGCTCAACAATGTCCAGGCTGCGCCACAAGCGGCGGGCACTGAAATGGAAGTGGCGAATGGCGGCCATCTCTATGTGCTTAACAGTTCCGGACAATGGTTCATCTGGCAGAGCGGCGGCTTTACGCAAACATCCGCGCCGAACACGCCGCCTCCGACCATCTCTCCCGACGGCAGCATTATCAATGCGCCAACGTCGTCGACGCTCACCACGATCGCGGGCACCTGGAGTTTCGGTGCTTCGGGCGTGCCGGGGGGATCGGTCATCCTGCTCAACAGTAATCAGGCGGCGCCAGGCGCCGCGGGCGTCACGATGGAAGTGGCCAATGGCGGTCAACTCTATGTCCTGAACAACAACGGGCAATGGTTCGTTTGGCAGGGCTATTTCGTGTCGACGTCGGCGCCTACGCCGCCTCCTGCGACGGTGGGACCGCGGGCGCCGGTTGGGCAGCAGGGTAACATTTCCTGCATCGGAACACAGATTGCGGCCGGCGCGAATATCCAGGCTGCGGTCAATGCCGCGGGCACAGGCACTACGTTCTGCCTGGGGGCCGGAACATTCTCCGGTCAGAGCGTCACACCGAAGTCGGGCGACACTTTCATCGGCGTGGTAGGCACGATTCTCGATGGCGGCGGCACGACCACCCATGCCTTTGCCAGCACGTCGTCGAATCCGAATGTCACCGTTCAGAATTTAATCGTGCAGAATTACGTGGGCGGGAGCCAGGTGGTGGCGATCGACGGACAGAACGCGACCGGCTGGAAGATCCTCAACAACGAAGTCCGCATGAACGATGGCGATGGGGTCGCCGTCGCCGGTGGCGGTCTCGTCCAGTACAACTACTGCCATCACAATCTCGAGCTCTGCTACGGCTCCAACCCTGGTTCGGGCATCCAGATCCTCGACAACGAGATTGCCTTCAACAATTACACCAACAAATACGACTGCAACAATCAATGCGGCGGCGGCAAGCTATGGTCAACCACTGGCGCTGTCGTCTCCTATAACTACACCCACGACAATCATGGGCCAGGCTTTTGGGACGACTACGATAACAACAACATCACCTATTCGTTCAATCGGTCCGAGAACAATTGGACCGGGCTCCAGCATGAGATTGGCTACAACGCCTCGATCCACGACAATACCTTTTCGAACAACGGATCCTCTTCGGCTGAAGGGCCGACGTGCAATTGGTTGTGGTGCAGCGCCATTCAAATCAATGCCTCTGGCGGCATTACGAGCACGACGCCACAGGGCCAGGTAGAGATCTATAACAACACGATCGTCGCGAAGTCGCCTGGCAACGCTATTGGTCTCGTCCAACAGAACAGGCAGGGCAGCACCGGCCAGGAGCCGTGCTGCGGTACGTGGCTCGTGCAAAACCTTTGGGTGCATGACAACACGATCGATGTGTCTGCCGGCGGCGGCATTGGCGCCGTCGAGGATGATGGCGATACCGCGCTTTATACTCGCAACAACAAATTCGATCGGAACCACTATACGCTGGGCACCAACACGTCGCCTTTCTGGTGGAACCAAACGACGGGCAATAAGAGTTTTTGGCAAGGCGCCGGACAGGATCCGAACGGCACATTTCAATGAGGACGAATCGTTTAGCCTTCCTTGCTCTGGCGATGATTTTTATGGCGTTCGCCGTTTACGATTGCCTGCCGGTCTACAGCGAGGATTGCGTCGAGGGCGCGCGTGATTGCGGGCACCAGGAAAATCACGACTGGTACATGAAACTGCAACTGCCCTATGGGCCTGGCAACCGCTCATGTTGCAGTGGAACGGCGCGCGAGGGCGACTGCCGGCCGGTGCGCGCGGAGCTCCGTGAGGACGGTCATTGGTGGGCCTACTACAAGGGCTCGCCGTTCCCTGGTAATGCGGTCACCTATCCGCTGCGCTGGGATTGGTATCGTATCCCCGACGAAAAGATCCTGCCCGACCAGGACAACAAGGCGCCGCTGCACTCGCACATCTGTGAGCAGAACGGTTACGTCTACTGCTTCCTGAAAGGACGCGCCGGCGGCTGATGGCCGGTTTCCTTCTGCCATCTCGCATAGGTCGCAACACACCATGCGATTGGATTAAACGCGGACCCTCGCCAGAATTTCATCGCGCCTCGGTGAAGCAAGTCGTGGTGCGTTGCGCAAAGCGGCACGACCCACATATCGCCCTTCTGGACTCCCATGGTCCTGGGAAGCATTTCTCGAATGTGATGCGCGTCGTGCGCCTCGTTGCCACAAATCAGGCAGCCGTGGTTCTCCTTGACCCAGCGCTTGTACTTCTCGGATCGCCATGGGCCTTTCTTGACGCGCGATCGGCTGCTGGTCTTGGGAATCATCCTACGTAGTCCGGCTCCATAAACGAGATCACTGCTTCGGCCGCCGGCAGATATTCTTTCCAGTGAGCGTCGACATAGCGGTCGATCTCCCAATGCCAACCGCTATCATAGCCGCGCTGGGCTGCGACCGTCAGTGCGCGACCCTGCCTCACGACGGTAATCTTGGCGCCATGCCAGTACGCTATCAGTCGGGCGATCTCCTCGCGGCGGTCGGTCATCGGGGCGTCCGCGGATCGAGGAATTTCAGTAAGTCATCGGCGCATTGGGGGCAAAGATCTCCGGTGCGGTGACTCGCTCGGACATTATTTTGCATGATCTGGAAACGTGACCACACTGCTGCTTCTAGGGAGGCGTTGCCGCGCGAGCGTAGGCCGCAACGGTCGCATTGTGTTTGGGTAATAGTCGTCATCGATCAAGCCTCACCAGTTCGCGCGACAGCAAAATCATTTCAAGATTGTCGCTGATGATTTTCGCCAACCGTGGCGTCAGCACCTGGTCGGTATAGCCGGTGCGCGCGGAGATTATCAGGGCATCGAGCGAACCCCATCTCTGGATCAATTTGGCTGCGGTCTTTTTGCCAATGCCGGGGGCGCCTGGCACATTGTCAGAGGCATCGCCTGTCAGCGCCATGACGTCGATTACCATTTGTTGCAGGCTGCCGATCGGCGCTTGCCTCATCGATAATCCTCCGGCACGGGTGGCCCTTCGTTCGGATCGGTGAATACAACTCCGTTCATGGTCCCGAAGGCGGTGAGCCATTCGATGTAGGATGCCATCTGCTCCGTATCGAGATCAGAAGTGTGCGGCAGCAGCAAAGCGAACGTCGAGCCGTCTAGGGATTCGATCACTTCCGGCTTTTCGTTGATGTCGATGAGCCATCCTAGCTCGGTCCGCCGTTTCCACCATTCGACGTCGTGGAGCTCGCCATCGTTGCGGGGCGGCTGCGGCCATAGCAACTGTCCTGCCACGTCTGTCAGCATGGCATGGAGGCGCGCGTTCTGTTCGAGGGTGCGCAACTTGCGAAGCTGGACTTGCCAGCCGTCATTGAGTTTCGCCTTGTAAATTGCGCTCAGGGCAAGATCGCGGTCTCGTTCGACGCGGAGCCAGTACGTCCAGGTACGCATCTATTCCGGCTTCTCCCTGGCCAGGACGGCGCTGTATAGCCCTATTGTGCTTGCCAGCGCTTCCTTGGCAGCCGGACTCCCTTGCTCGCTCATGTTCTTGATGTAGTTGCGATAGAAGGCTTCCCACTGGCGCGCCTCGTCGGGGGTGCGTTTCGGATCCTCAAGGAACGGATCGGAGAATATGAAAAAATCTCCGGCGCGTTTGTAGGGCTCGAAAATCAGCGGCTCCGGCTTCTCGGGCTGGCCGGCTGCTGCGGCCTGTTCCTGCTCGGTCGCGGCGCCATCGTCCGGGCCGGTCTCTTTGCCTGCCGCCTGGTTCTGGTCGACCACATCGGTGACCGGCTTTGCCTTCGTCTTGCGCTTGCCGGTCTTGGGTTTGATCTCGGGCTGGGCGGCGGCCTCGGGTTTGGCGTCGGGCGGGGTTGCCTTAGCCGTACTATCGCCGCCGCCCGCCGCCGGGGAAGTCTTGGCGGCTTGCCCAGTATCGGCCGATGTAGGGGTGGCCGATTCCTTTTTGACTGATTCGCGCGTCGGTTCCGGTGGCGTCTCTTTGCCTACCGTCACGCTGCCGGTTTCGGTGATGTCCACCGGCTCCGTTCGATTGAAGGCGCCGAGTTCTTCGATCACATGGTCATCGCCAATCTCTTCCGGAAAGGCGCGACGCAAGGCGGCAGCCTCGGCACACTTCTCTAGCTGGCCGTTAGAACGCTTCTCCCACATATCATTTGGGAGCGTGCTGAAGTGTCCTTTGGTGGCGTAGGTCTCGAGCCAGTAGACGCGAGGGCCAGGGAAGGTGACCTTGTGGCCTTGCACGAAACGATGGACGGTAATCTCACACCATTCGGGAAACTCTAGCTCGATCGTAGGTTCCTCCGCCCAATAGTCGTCGCCGTGGTCGTTACGTCTTTTCACTTTCCCGCCGCCGAAAACTTTCTTGATCATCGGCCCGTACTCCGGCTTCTCCATGCCGGCGTAGTTGTTGGTTCGCATCGCCGTCGTGCGCAGTTCGTTGATGCCTGGCCAAACGGACTCCACCGTCTTCTTGAGCGCGGCGCTATAGATCGAAACGATGTGAACGGGCCGCTTGAAAATGTCGAGGTTGCGCTTCTTGCAGTAGGCCAGGGCCATCCCGACTGCCTCGATGGTCCTGGCGCCAGGGAACACCGCATCCGTGAGCGCGCGCCAATCGGTCTCTGTGATCTCGAATTCCTTCTTGTAGACTTCGGGAAATGCCATGCGCAACGGCGCGATCACTGCGACCTGGCCTTTGCTCTCGGCCGGCTTCAACGGGGGAGGCATTGGCCTGCTGTTCGTCTGCTGGTCGGTCTTCGTGGTCGTGGTGGCCATTAGCTATCTCCCTTGTAGTGCTTGCGGTAGATCAGCCGCTTGCATGTGGTACAGGTGATGTCGACGGTGGCTTGCTGGTCCTCGGGGCCAAAATCGTAACTGTCGCGTCCGTGACGGGCGTCGATGTCGAACACGCGAATCATGGCGTCTGTCCATGGCGCGCTGCAAAACGGACAGAGCGGGCGTTTGGTGAAGCCGAGTTTGGGCATGTATGGCTCAAAACGGTATGTCATCGGGGTCCGTTAAGCCGAGATCTTCGTGGCGCATCATCGGCACAGAGTCCTCAAGAGCGCGCTTCAGGTCGTCGAATAGGGCTTGAACCTCATGCACCTTGAATTCGAACGTGGCGCCGTGGTTCCAGCCCCTTATTTCCACGATCACGATTTCAGTATCCGGATCTTCCCCGGTCTCCGACCGTTGCACGGTCAGCCATGCTGAAGGTGTCAGCATCAGCGCACCCGCGAATCGTAGTCGGGATAGATCCTGACGCCGGGAATCTCGAGATCGCACTTGCGGTCTTCTGTGGTGGCGGCCTTGATGGCGGCGTCGATTAGCGCGGCGCTTGGTGCCAGGTACTTCTTCGGCACCTTCTTGGGATCGGTGACTTCGTGTTTCCAGATCACGGTGAGGCTGCGGGTGACGCCGGTAGCGGTGCGCGTGCGGGTGAGCTCGGCCGGCTTGACGGCGATGGCGGCTTCGGCGTCCCGTGCGTCCATCATGGTCGCCTTGGCATTCATCTCCTGCTCTGGGGTTTTCGCCTTGGCGGCCAGGATTTCGGCTTCTTCCCTGAGAAGGTCAGCCGCCTTTTTGCGCCGTTCCTCCTCTTCCTTAAGCATCTTGACGTCGTAGGCTTTGGCGCGGGCTTTCAGGTCGTCTCTGACCTTGGATACGATCGCGCGAAGGTTATTGAAAAAACCGTCCACCGCTTTGCCGGCGTCCCAGTAGGGACGCTTTTCGGTGTCGCGGGTGTCGTCCGCCACGCTGTCGAACGTCATGCAGACTCGGATGAATTCGCTCACCTTGTCCGATTCGTCCTTGGTGGCGATTACCGCCGGCGTCTTCTCAAGCCGGTTAAGGATCTCGTTCGCCCTGGCGATGATCTGCGGGTATTTCTCCGCAAGGTTGGCGGCGATCTTCTGAGCCTCGGTAAGCTCGCCGCTGTTGTCGCCGATCGTTGCCATGGTCAATGTTCGCTCCTTCTGGGTGCTGGGTGCGGTGCGTCAAAGGTCGGATTTCTCCCTGTGACTTGCGCAATGACTCGTCCGACCATCGTTTTCATAAATTCGACGAAGGCCTCTTTTACCTGCGGTTCTTCCTCTGCGAGGTGCATGAGAACGCGGGCTAATTCGATCCTGGTGCTGCCATTGTAATATCCGACCCACCATAGCCCTTCCCTGCGTAGCTCGATCTGTCCCACTGGTTGCCTGCTCATAGTGGCACCTTCATCCAGTCGATAGGGGTTTCGGGATTGGCGTCGGGGAGATGCGGCGCGTGCTTGGTCGCCCACTCGGAATGTCGGATCAGCAAGAGGTAGTCTTCCTTAGTGATCGCCTGGACGCTGCGGATATTCTTGCCGTCGATCTCCACCGGCGCGTTCTCGTTGCCAAGCATCAGGATGGCGCGCGCCGTGGTCTCGTTGCGGATGATCGCCTGCCACCTGGGCGAGCGGTCGAGATATTCGCCGTCGACCAGGGGCGGCCCAAGGAAGGTTTTTACTCCCACGAATGGACCGCCGGGCACCAGCTTCGCGCGCCAGAAATGCTCGATCATCCGAAGATCCGCCAAACGATATAGAAGAGGCAAAGCTGAATGCCGATGATGAGCGTCGTCACGAGCACGGGGTCGATCTCGTCGTCGCCATCGCACTTCATGTCTTCGTGTTCCGGGTGGGTCATCAATCCCATCCCATATCGCGGTCAAGCCGTTCGTGCGCTTCCTCGCGTTCTTCCCGTAGCTGATTGCGAAGCTCGCGATTGCACTCGGGTTTGCCGCAGCTTTCAGGCTCGCGGTCGTGTGGGACACCTAGATCCTCGCCACACCAGCAGCAACACTTTGTCCTTGGCATGTTGACCCTCCGGCTTGTTGCCTATCCTCCGGCCGATGAGCGGCCGAAGGCAAGGGAGCAAGTCAGCGGCAAGTGACGTAGTTGCCGGGCTGCACGATCGAACAGTTGGGCGGCAGCGTCGAGGCGGTCTGCATGGGCGCGACCGCCTGGGCAGTCTGCTTGGGCGCGTCCTGCGGGCACGGCGTTCCGGTCGCCTTGAAGGCGTCCCGCCATTCCTTCGCCTGGCAGTAGAAGTAAGTCGCCATGTCCTGGCGGCCGTTGGTCTTCGCCTGTTCGGCCATCATCATCTTGATGCAGACGTCCAGTCCCTGGACCGATCCGAAGGATAGGCCAAAGAGCGGGGTCTGAGCGGCGCCGGAGATCGCGGACTGGCAGATCGACGCAGCATAGACGCTGGGCGCCACGGCAGAGGCCGCGGGGTTGTTCCAGGGGCTGTTGCCGTTCTGGGTATAAACCGTGCTGTAGGTCGATCCCGGCTGGCTGGCGGCGGCGTTGTTGTTCACCGTGGCATTCGGGTTGACCGCCGTTGCCGGTGTCGCGCCGCCGCCTCCGCCGGTCGTGATGTTGTTGGTGACGTTGCCTCCGGCGCCGCCGTTCCCTACGCCGCCGGTCGCGGTCTGCTTCTGAAACTGACCCTGGAACTGAAGCTGCTTGTTCTGATTGATGTTGTAGCTGCTAATATTGTTCTGGTTGATCGCCGTGGCCGAGGCGCCAGCAATCGCGGTGGCAGCCGGAGCGGGCGCCGGCTTGGGCGGATCGTCCCAAGCGTGGGCCGGTCCCGCTAAAGCCAAGAAAATCGACGCGCCCCCAATAAACTTCCTCATCGTGTTTCCCTTCTGTGATTGCCGGAGAAGGCCGGTGCCTATGCGTCCACAATGATCTGGACGAATTCTACGGGGAGAGTTGCGGGCAGCAGCATCTTGTCCTGGGCGGGCCAGGACGGCGGCACCGGCATCGTTTCGTCCGGCAACTCGACCGGGGTTGCGAAGATGAACCAAAGCAAGAGGAGTGGGCCGACGCTGAAGCTCACTCATGCCTCCAGGCGTTGCTCACGGCCAAGAGGCGGAGCGCGAGGCCGGTGAGCGGCATGGTTGGATCAAATTTCCAGAGAGAAAGAATGACGGGCTTTGCGGGAAACCATCCTGCAACCCACACGTCATCGTGGCCTGGCGGCGGAGCGCAGTGGTAGCGCGGGTCCTTGTTCGTCATGTCGGGGTTCTATGCAATCCCAAACGATCAGTCAACAACTCGTTTGACATTTTTTCGTTTCGGCTTAATTGTTCGGCCATGACAGAGCGCGAAGCCCTTCAATACCTGGCGAGCCTAATCGAAGATCTTCCCAGCGTTCGCAACGGCCGCCAGGATATGACTGCCCTAAAACAGTTTGCTGCTGAGATCGACGTGCCTTTCGCGACGGTGCTTTATTGGCACCGGGTCGGGCGCGTTCCGTCGTGGCGGCTTGGGGTCTTCGAAAAGCGGAGGATCAATGCCAGGCGCGGAACCGGAGTGGGCGCGAAGGCTGCCTGACGGCCAAACGATCGCGGAGTGTACGGCGGCGATCGACATGCTGGTCGACGTGCTGCGGCACTATCGGCGCAAGCGCCACGCAATGATGTCGAGCGTCCGCATGATGGGGAACAGGATGGGCGGTAGCCGCGGGCTGCCACCCATGACGCTCCTACAGCGAAGCCACTACAAACTGTTGACGCAGAGCAAGCGTCTGTCTCGAGCCGATGCGCTCAAGATGCTCTTTCCATCTGCCGGTGTACCCGCGCCGGCGGATTGCGGTGCTCTCCCTTCCACCGCAGCGCCCGCCGCAGTTCAGCCTTCCAGCCTCGGCGGCGGGCGCATTCCATTGGTTCGTCCCAAGGTCGACGTCAAGGGCTAGGCCTGGTCTCTGGTGCTGGGGGCGAATCATTCGATGTGTATTTCACATCTGCGATATTAGAGCCAGAATGTAAGTGTCCACAACGAAAGGATAAGTCATGGCCAGCAGAGCGCGTGCGAAAAACACGAAAGGCAAGGTGAAGGGAAAGGCAATCGCGATTTTACCGAAAAAGGCGAAGCGGAAGCGGCCGGGCGACAACGGCGCGCCCGGACCGGCGCTGGGCCTGTCGGACGAGATGAAAGAGCGGTGGATGAAGGATCTCCGGAAGGGGCTCGATAAGATCGCGGAGCTCTCAGAAGAGACGCGCCAAGCGCGCAGCGTCTACAGCCAGGATCGCAAACGTGCCAAAAAGGACGGCTTCTCGCTGGCCGGCTTCGACATCCTGGAACGCGAGCGCAAGCGAGACCTGGGCCACGTTCACCAGGACTACGCCGATGCGGCCGACCTAGTTCGCATCGACGGCGGCCCACTGCTCGAACAACTGTCGCTCTTCCAAAACATGCTGCCGCCGGAAGAAAAGATCGACCCGGTGTTGCAGGCGTTCAATGCGGGCAAGGCCGGGGAGAATCCGGACAACAATCCCTTCAACCCTGGTACGGCTGAATTCGAAAGCTGGAAAGAAAACTACGAACGCGGCCAGGCGGTGACTCGCGAAGGGCTGCGGTCCTGATCTGCCTGGGACTCGATCTATCGACGCGGACCGGCTGGGCGCTCTTCCACGAAGACGATCTGCCGGTCTGCGGGACGCTCAAGCTGCCGAAGACGTGGGATCCGGATGACTACGGCACGCGCGGTTGGGTGCTGATGAAGTGGCTTGAAGGCATGATCGCTAAGTGGAAACCGGACTTGATCGTGTTCGAAAGCCCGTGGATTCCCCGCACGCCCAAGCCGAATGCCAAGCCGTCCAAAATCAAGACGACGCCACAGGTGCTGCGAGGACAGATTACGTGGGCGGCGGTGATCGAAACGACGGCCGCCAAGCACGGGATTGAATGTCGGGAGGTCGAATCGGTTTCGGCCAAGAAGGTGATGACTGGACGGGGGCGCCTGGAAGATAAAAAGCGCGACATGGTGAATGCGGCCCTGGCGCGTGGTTTCCGGGTGGCTGACGATCACCAGGCCGATGCGTGCGCCGTCGCGATGGTGGCGCTGATCGAAGCCGATGAGTGGCGGCATGCCGAGTAGATGGCCGAGCTATGTGGACGATCTGCCAGGAGGCGACATGAGCGATTATGTGGACCCTCGCATCGAGCGCCAATGGTGGCGCATCCACAAGGCGGATATCGAGGCAAAGTGGCTCGCTGGGGTGCTGCCTCGATTGCGGCAAGGAGAGGCCTTGACGTCAGAGCTCGCCAAGGTCGCGGGCGTGAAACCAGGCACGGAATATAGCCGGTTTCTCGTAATGCTGGAGGGAAGGCGTCGCGCCGGTCAGTTCGAAAAAGCTGGCCAGCGTAAGGGCGTGTCGCATCTCAACAATGTGTGGCGGCTGGCCCATGCCGAATAGAAAAGGCGCCCGATCATGGGCGCCTTCCCTTGTTGGTCCACACGCGGCAACGAAATCAGCCGGCGTACTCGCCGTAGAACATTGGCGCTGCGGCCGGCGGCGCGTCGGAGGCGACGGCCTTGTCCTCGGGTGCGGCAGTATCGGCCAGCATCAGGACAGTGGCGCGGGTGCCTTCGGGGAAGTCCTGGAGGAGATATTGCTTCCCGTTTTCGAGGCGCACGCCGTCGCGATAGCCGTAGCCTTCACTCTGCTTTTTCTGGGTGAAGATGACGTCCTCGATCGCAGTGACGCCGTTCTCGTACTGCATGGCTTCGGGGATCTCGATGCGGAGCACCGACCCTTCGGTCACGCAGGCGGCGCAGCTTTCGGCATAGTTGAGACTGTTGTAGGTCTTGAAAAAGCCCTTCGAACCGCTGACGGTCCGCTTGAGCTCGTAGCTGACACCAACGTCGGCCTTCTCGGACTTGAAGGCTTCCAAACTAAAATCGCACATGGATGGACACCTTTGCAAAGGCGGGAAAATTCCCGTGACACCAAATATATTCCACAATCAGCACGGGGGCACTAGAAATGGCGACGCTGAACGGTAAGCGAGATGCACGGCCGGCTCGAGGCTCTATGCGGGGAGGGCAACGATCGCCGCGGGTGATGGTGAGTTTCGATCCGGTCGATTTCATCCTGGCAACGCGCCTGGCAGAGCGCAAAGGTATTCCCCTGGCGCGCGTGATGCGCGACGCGCTCTATGCCTATCTGCTGCCTTTCCGGAAAAATCCGGCACCCTTAAACGATGCTCGTGACTCACAGGCGGAGTCTGTGACATGATCCAAACGTGCAAACGCCCCGGCTATGAACCAGGGCGCTTGCGGACCAAGGCGGAGGCAACCGCGATGGTCCAGATGGCTGTTGTGGCAGCCGGGCAACCATTTATGCCCGTTCTGTTCGCTCCCGTCCACAAACGATCGTTGCCTTGTGCAAGTTGTCGGGGGCCCCTTCGTAATCCGCCTCCCTCACCCTCCCGCCTCTGCTCAGTCCTGGCATGTGGGGTCTACGCCTGTCTGGTGCGCCGAATAGACGGCTTGCATGATCTGGGATCTGGAATGAGCGCCAAGGTGGCTCATTGGGCAGACTCCCGTGCGTCTTTGCATACAGTGTGCAGAGTGCTGGGAGGCGATGGCTGCTTAGAATCTGAAGGTTTTCAGAGTCTTACTTTCAGAATCAGAGTCGAACGATCAGTAATGTATCCGCGCGAGGCTGTGTAATGGCAAAGCGGGGGCGACCACCAGGTCAAAAGAATAAGCCCCCGTATTGGATGATCGAGCTCCAAGGTAGCGGCGCGGGGCTGCCAGGGCGAAAGCTGGTTGGCGAGGAATTCGAGAAGCGTAAGGCGGAGTTGGAGGATCGGGACAAGGGCATACGAGAGGGACGGCTTTATCGTGATGGTTCGAAGAAAGGGTGACGAATGCGTAGCGATCTCGTCGACATCGAGGTGACGTTGCACAAGGAAACCTATCCAGGGGAAGAAAATCAGGGCGCTTACCTGGTGTCGACGTCGGTGTCGACGCCGCGCAAGGAATGGGTGCCAAAGTCTGTTGCTGAATTAGACGGTGGAGCGCCGCCGCGGAACCAGGGCACGCTCACGCTGCCAAGATCCTGGGCGGAAGAAAAGGGGTTGGTCTGATGGCAGAGCAACTTGATATGTGGGGCGGCGGGGATTTCGAGGTTGCTGGCAAGCCGGCGCCAAACATTCAGAAGGTTCTCGATATCTACAATGAGGTTGCGGCGCTCGTTGGCTGGCGGAAATCGACCGTCTGTGATGACGCAAGGATCACGGCGATCCGGAGGGCCATGAAAACCTACGGTGGCCTGGCGGGCTGGAAAACGGCCTTAGAGCGTGCCTCCAAAAGCACTTTTCTGACGACGGCCAAAGGCCGGTACAAAAACGGCGAGGAGACTTGGAAAGGGCCCAGCCTGGATTTTTTCCTCCAACAAAAATCGATCCGCAATCTGCTGGAAGGCGTCTACGACGATCCGGTCGGCGGCTTCGTGCAGCCGGCGCCGAAGAAAAACTGGAATGATGAGCGCATCGCCAAGGCTAAGGCGGCGTTGGATAGGCTCAACTGATGACGCTCAAAGAACTGATGGCGGCGATGATCGCAGTCTACAAAGGCCTGGACGAAGAGGCTGTGACCGCGGCGTGGCCGGCGTATCGGCAAAAACTCGAGAAGTTTGAAGGCAAGGAGCTCGCCGGCGCCTGGGTCGAGGTGGTGTCTGGTTTCTCTCCGACGCCGCGGCAGCCCTTCCCGTTGCCGAAGGACTTCGAAGCGGTCCTGCCACAACCGAATCGTCTTCGGGGCACGCCGGCGATCGACTTCAAGGGACACGCGACGCGGCGGGCCCAGCTATTGGACAATTGGGCAATCGACCAGGGCAACGATCTTGGTGCCGTGCACGGGCAGCGTGTGGCGTTCTGGTGCTTGATCGAGGCGCGCCGCCAAGCCGATGACCTGGCCTGGAAGCCGGAAAGCGCCGATCGCGTGTGGCTCTCTGGGGAAAAAGTCTTGCAGGTTATCCAGGGTGTGGTGAGTCGAGACCGGATGGACACGTTCGGCTGGCCCGCGGAGAAGATGCACCCGGAAGAGTGGAAGCGGCAAATGGAGGAGTGCCGGGGCTATGTCCTGGCCGGGCACTATTCCAAAAAGGAAATCGCGACCCCGGTACAGAACATGCGGCGCGGACCGCCTGCAAAGACGCCGGTGGATCTTGAGCCTGGCGATTGGTTCGAGGTGCCTGAAGGCGACGAGGCGCAGGCGGAGCCATGACGCCAGTGCAAGAGCGCATCGAAGCTGCGGCCTTTGAGTGCTATTGCGGCGGCTTTCGACATCTGGGCGGTCTGTATGCCGAAGATCCGGTGCAGGACTGGCACCATGATCGGGAATCGGTACGCGAGTATTGCCGGCGATGGGCGTGCGTCCGGCTTTTCGCCTACACTAGGGTTTCGGCTGAACCGTAGCCTTGGGAGATCGCGGGTTTGCGGCTATACTGCCGCCTACATTAGGTAGAGGGTTTGGATGGTCGCCAACGCTATTTCTGGCAACATCATGCAAAATGGTGACCTGGGCACGACCACGGGCACCAATACTATCGTGGCGACGCCAAGCCCGCCGCTGGCGGCTTTGACGACCGGGGCGCTCTATACCTGCCAGTTTGGTGGCACCAATACGGGAGCGGCTACTATCAACGTGAGCGGTCTGGGAGCCGTTGGCCTGGTGAAGCGCGCTTCAACGGCCCTAGCGTCGGGTGATGCGCTAGTCGGCGCCACGGGGTTGATGCGGTACAACGGCACGAACATGCAACTTCTCAATCCGGTGGTGCCGTGACGTGGCCAGTGTTCCGCAGGTTCCTGGCGTCCAGCAACTCGTCGAGCTCACGGGCGACGAGCGTTTCGAGGTCATCAGCGCGGGAGGGATTAAGCAAGTCATCACCCTCCAGCAGATTGCAGATTTTGTCGGAGGTGGTCCTGTGACGGTCCTGTCGGTTCCCAACGGCGGCACTGGTTTGTCGTCGCTCACCCTCAACGGCATTCTGTACGGCAATGGCACCAATCCGGTAGGAGTGACGGCGGCCGCGGCCGAAGGCAACGTGCTCGTGACGGGGCCTGGTGGGGTGCCGCAGTGGACAGGAGCACCAGGAACAGCGGGCCAGGTGCTCACTTCTGCTGGTGCCGGAGCGGTTCCAACTTTTCAGAACGCCAGCGGCGGCTATCCGCCGTCGCCCGTTCCGAACATGCAAACATTCTTGCAGAACGCGGTGGACAACGGCGATGGAGCCGATTGGATTTGGGGAGATTATGTCGCTGCGGCGCCGATCCTGGTGACGATGAATGGCGGCGGCAACGATCTGGTGTTCAATTTCCATGGCGCGCATATCTCGCCCGGCTTCACGAATACGAGCGAAGACGTTCTGACATTCGCCATCCAGAACAGTGCGCCGACCAATACCGAGGTCGCTGGTTTCGCGATCCATGATCTGACGGTCTACGGCGTGAACACGGGTGGGACTCCGGTCGCGCAAAACTGCATCACCATCTCTTGTGCTTCGCACGCCAATGGAATTTATGGCGTGCAGTTTTACAACGTGTCCGGGATCGGCTGCGCGCAAGATGGCATTCAGTTTTATGGAGCGGTGTTCGAGGCTGACTTGTACGGATGCTTCTGTCGTGGTGCCGTTCGCTCCGGGCTCGATCTGCGCAATCCGTCTTCTGGCGCTGGCGGCGGTGTTATTTCGTCAATCAACATCCATGGGGGAGATCTTCGGGTAAACGGCAACTTCTCGAACACGGGGGGCAACGGTTACGGATTGCTGCTTTCGGCCGATACGGCCTTCCAGGAGCCGTCGGGAGTCTTCGTCTACTCCACGAATTTCATCGGCAATTGCAGCGCGGGCATCTTCGCCAACAGCGGTATCCGCATGGTGATCGGCTGCCATTTCGAAAACAATTGCAGCAGCAACGGTGCGGAGACTAACGGCGCCGTTTGGGTGCCAGGTGGCGGAGGCGGCAATCTTTTGTGGTGCGACGCGGCGCACTCCACGGGCAATGGACAGACTTATTTGCTGCAAGCCGTCGGCGGCGGTCTCGCTCACAGTATCTTTGCGATCTATTGGAGCTATTCCTTCAACGAGGACACGGACACTGGTGAAGTGACGGCGAAGGTCACGGGGGCTGGTGGTCTTTACGTCGATGCGAGCAACAGCGCGGCCGGTTTCATCGGGCCTGGTGCTGGCTGGAATCTCTTCATCGAGGTTGTCACCCAGCAGCTAATTTAGGAGCACGGAGATGGCAGCGGTCTTCACGAACGCAAGCGGGCAGGAGCCTTCGCCGCCGGCGCCGGACGATTACGGAATGCCCACGCCTGGTCAGATAGAGGCGATGAAAAGGGCGCGGGATTGGGTGAAGGCACACCCGGAAGTTGTTGCTGCTCGCGCCGCTTCCTCACAAGGGATGCTTCGTGGTCGGTCAAGCGGCCCGCGGTTTCATCCGAGGATCGTTGCGCGCGTCGGTCGGGACGGCATTGATATCGCGCGCTGCCAGGCGCCGCTTAGGGGTCGGGCGGGAAAGCCGACTATCCGCTGCGAGCGCGCGGCGACCGGCGTCATCGTGGAGAACAAGGCGCGTCCTGACGGGTCGATCGGCGGCATGGCGTTGTGTGATCTCTGCTACGGTGCTGTGCTGGCGACGCAGGGACCGGACTATGCCAAGCATACGCCGCTCACCCATGAGACGGTGATGGCGAGCGAATTTCCCGCGAAGCCATGAGCGCGTCGGATCTTCCTCCTGGTACTTTTCCGTTTACGAAGCTGCCACCAGGGCGGATGCCGCAAGGCTTGGTGAAGGCAAGCGGTGGTGCTGGGCCGACGGTGGTCACCTGGAGTCCCACGCAGCACGATCCGAACGTCACGTTGTCTCCTAACAAGCTGGTGGCGACTGCGCCGTTACTGGCCACGCAAGGCTATCCGGGGCGGACGGACGTCGGCGCGGTTGGCAGCAAGAATTACTATTTCGAGCTCATCGTGACGCAAATGGACCCTGGGCAGTTCACTCAGGTCGGCGTTGGAAATTCGTCAATGCTCGTGACTGCTGGCAATACGCTGGGGTTCGATTCCAATCTGACGATCGGGTTCTTTCATTCGGGCGCTGTCGAACAGAACAGCACGCAGATTGCGACTATCGGCTCTTATAGTGCCGGATCGGTGCTTGGTTTCGCGATCAATCCGACTCTCGGTCTGCTGTGGGAACGGGTCGGCACTGGCGGATGGCTCAACGATATTTTGGCCAATCAAAATCCGGCGACGAACACTGGCGGCCTAAACATCAGCGCGCTCGGCGGCGGGAGCATCTTTCCGGCATACGTCGTGGTGAGCGACCCCACGACGCCGGCGATTGTCACCGCGCAATTTGCGCTCGCATCGTTCACGAATGCGGCGCCGGCCGGCTATCACGCGCTGGGCAACTAAAGTCCGTCGATCATTGCCTTGCGCCAGGCCATGACGATCTCGAAAGCCTTCTCGAGACCGGCATTGTAGCCATGGCAAAACCGATCTTCATCGTGATTGCGCGCTTCGGCAAAGAGGCCGGGGAGATCTTCTTCGAACGGGATCGCCTGGATGGCGGCGTGCGCGTCTTCCATCCAGCCCAGCAGCATCTTGTCCCACATTGGCGACATGCCGCAGATATCGGACCATGTGTAGAGGCAGCCGGGGTGCCTTTTTGCCCAGCTTTCGAATAGCGTTCTGGCGATAAGCTCGCGTCGTGATGTCGTGGGCTTCGGGTCAACGTGACCCTTTTTGAATAGGTTTGGCTTAAGCATTCGAGTGATTCCCTTTTGGCCTGATGCAAGCATATCGACACGGCACAACCGAATCGACACGGGAAAACCGGATTCTTTTTACGGAGGCGCGTCCGGCAGGCGGCGGGTCAGGAGCGCGAGGTTGGTCTTTTCCAAGAGCAAGCGGTGGAGGGTTTCCCAAATGTCGCGCGGGATCGGGCGCTGTCCATCGGCCATGCGGCGGACGGTGCGCAAGTTGAGGTCGAGCGCGAGGGCGCCGCGCTCTTTCCAATGTTCTCCGTAAAGAGATCGAAGGGTTCGACGAAAAAGGACCGCCGTTGGGGGCGGCGGTCCCTTCATCGGGAAGTCGTAAATTTTAGCCACGGCGTCTCCATCCGAGGAGGAATCCCATATTGAATTGTCGTGCGGCCGGATGCTCGAAAACCGGACCGAACAAGTCGTGAGTGGCATGGCATCGGACTCGGGGAATGTCGGCCCCTGGTGCGGCGCGCGCGGGGTTCTCGCGGGCGTGATACTCGGCCAGCGTTTCGCCGCATAGGTTTCGCTCGCGTTCGCGGGCGCGGCGCGCGGCGCGGATTTCGTAACCTTTACTCATGGCCGAATCTCCTTCCCCATTTGCGCGCGACAAGGCGTTGCGCAGCGTCAAGCGTGCATCTGGTCCCTATCCATTCGGGAGCGGTGCAAGCGCTCCATGTGGATTCATCCACCAGGGCGGCCCAAAAGAATCGGCCGCGCTGTTCGACGGCGCCTGCTACGGCGTCGTCAGGTTGGATTGCGACTCGAACGTCGCTGCGGAAAAGATGGTCGACGAAGCGGAGCGCGGTCATGGCTGCACCTGCAACAAATAGTCCAGCTTGCGAATCTCGTTCTCAACCTGGGCTGCGAGGTCTCCGTAAGTCTGCGGGCTGATCGTGGCCAGCAAGTCGCGGGCACGCTTGGCGGCTTGGGCGAGATAGTTGGCGCGCTTTTCGTGAGCGTAGGCAATGTCGCGAGGGTCGCGGTGCTCTAGTGGCACGTTCGCATAGCCGCCGTAGTCCCATGCGGCGCGGTTGTCGATGCAAGCCTCGGCCTGGGCGGTGGTGCGAAAGGGTATGACGGCGGTGGCGAACGTCTCTCCGCCGTCGTCATAGTTGTCCTGCTGATCGTAGTCACATTCCTCGAAAGCGGTTTGGACGGCTTCGGCTGGATTGCGGGCGCTAACTGCAACGTCGCAATAGCTGATCGTGGAGGCCCATTCCAGGCGCACGACATAGGGGCGTGGCTTTCTCATGGCTGCACCTTTATGCCGGCGGCTTCGGCTTGGGCGATGGCGGCGCGCATCCGCAAAATCTTCTCGGTGGGAAGTACTCCGGGCGCTGGTAGGGCGGTCGGAAAATATCCGTTCATTGCCTTCAGCGCGGCCAGCATGGCGCGGGCGGCGTTTGGTAGTTTTTCCTGGCGTTCTATCTCGGCCACGGTGAAGCACATTGCGCCACACTCGGGGCAGTCGCCTGCCCATATTGTGTCTCCTTCGTCCGTGCGTTCCCACACGTTGGCGATGGGGTCTAGGTCGTCGGTGTGTCCCTGCCAGTCGCAATTCTGGCAATAGGTGGCGTGTTCGGCGTCTAGCTTCTTCCAGGTTCTGTCACTGAGTCTCGTTGTAGTTGTCATGTGTCGTTTCCTTCTCCAGTGGTTTGCTGCACTGGCGGATCGGGAGAGTCGAAACCGAGTCGGATTCGAGTCTCTCCCTCACCGTCAAAGCGGCTAGGTTTCCGCGGCGGCTTCCTGCATGGCGAGTCCGTTGCGGGCCTTTTCGCTGTCGAGCGCAACCCATTCGACGTGACATTCTCCGCCGCAATTTTCGCAGTCGGTGTTGTCGAATGTGGTCGTAAGCGACCACTGCTGACTGTCGTGGTCCCATTCGGCGTAGGCGTCGCAGCGAACGTCGGCAGAGCCGCAAGCGGTACAAATGAAAAGTCCCTTGGTGGTGGTCATGGCGTGGTTTCCTTCTGTGCGTCGCGTTCTTTGATCCATCGGGCGAAGGCTTGTCCCTCGCGCCACATTTGCAGCGCAACGGGCAAGCTGACTCGGTTCTCCACATAGACTCGCGTCCATGTCTTGCGGTCGTCCTGGGCGGCGGCTGCCTTTAGTGCGGCCAGGGCGGCTTTGCGTGTCATTGGACGGTTGGCCAATGGCCGGGCCTGGGGATGGTGGCGGTCCGTACCTCGGCCGCAAGCTCGGCCTGGGGCACGAAGGTCCAGCCATTGGCCAGCAGTTCTTGAGCCTTGCGGGCTGCGGCCAGCAGGGAGTCCGGCGTGGGTTCCCCTACTAGCTCGATAACATCGCGTCCCTTTATGAGGCGGGCATAAAACATCGTCATGTGATTCTCTCCTGTGGTTGTCGTCGTCGTGGCTTTGCGAGTCCACGGGGTGCGACCGGTCCTGCTGGGGCCGACCGTGCCCGGTGATCTCACTGCGCGAGTGTGGCCATGGGAAAACCGGAATGGATTTATTGATGCGGCGCCAGGGCGCGGATCATGGCGTCGCTGTCGCGCCATCCCTCGCCCCATGCGGCGCGGATGTGTGGCGGGTAGGTCAACGGGCAATCCCACGACGGGCGCTGATCTCGGCGCGCCTGTCGGCCTTGCTCGTAGGCTTGCGGCTTGGTGGGTTCTTCCGGCTGGGTCATGGCGTGGTGATCCCTGCGGCCTTCGCCTGGGCGATGGCGGGTGCGACGGGTAGGCACGATTCCAGCGTTAGATAGACTTTGGTGGGGCGTCCATCGGCGCCGCGTGTTTCGACTCGCATCCCTTGGAATACACTTTCCAGCGCGGCCAGCATGGCGCGGGCGGCGTCGTTCGCCTTGGTGAGTGCTGACGCTGCGCTCGCCACATCGCGACAAGCGGCGCGGGCGGCCGGCAAGTCGTCCGCTCCGTCGTCGCTTGCCCAGTGGGTGACAAAGCTGCGGGCGTGGTTGTGGAGTGCGTCTAGGCTCTTGGCGGGTGTCATTGGTTGATCTCCTGTTGTGCTGGTCCTTGCTGCACTGCCTTGGCCCCGCGCGAGGGTTTCATGCCTCGGCGGGGCTGGCAGGGTGCGGCGTCTCCTAGTGTTCGTTCAGGCAATAGTAGGAAATTAGATTATTGAGGACTGCGGCGACTCCTTTCCGGCCTGGGCCAACGGTTATTTGCGTGATCTCGAAACTGTCGGCGTCTCCTTCTTTGATCCAGGCTGCGGCCTCGGCTTTGGTGGGCGCGTAGTGAACGCTCGGATTGGAGCCGTTCCAGGCGGTTGCTTTCCATACGTGCAAGGCTGCCTCCTAGTGCTTGTGGGATGGGTACCACGTCGCGCCCCCGTCGTGACTGTGGGCACCGTGGGTGAGGACGGGCTTGCCTAGCAAGGTCTGGGCGGCCTGCACCTTCGCCTTGGCCAGGGCGCTTCCCGTGGCCATCAAGCGGCGATAGGCGCAAGCGTCCGTGACTCCGTCGCGGTCCTGATCGGTGAGCCCCTGGAAGGCGATGGCGCCTTGGGGTGAAAGTTTGACCTTGATCGAACCGGAAACGAGACCGGCGGACAGGCGCGCGATTACTTTGGTGATCTCTTCCTTACGCTGGGAGATCGTTTGCTTGGGCTTAAGTCTGGTATCGCATGGCATGGTGTTCGCTCCTACGGTTGTCGAGTAATGCCGGCCCCTTGAGGCGGTCGGCATTGGTCGATAGCCGCTAGAAAAGCTCCAGGCTGCGTTGCGGGGCTGCTGGGAGCGATTCGAGGGTCGATGTGGGGTCGAGGTCCAGCGCGCGCCCTGAAACGACTGGGGCGGCCATTTCCTGGCCGTTGTCGTCCAGGTCCAAGAATGCGGTGCGGGACTCGGTGATAGCGCGGATCGCGCGCGCGTCGATCTCAACGGATGCGGTCTCGCCTGCCTTCACAAGCTGGCGGGCGGTGGTGCGCACGGCGTCGATGGCCACTTGAACGCGGGCGGCTGCCTCCGGGGTCAACATGGCCGCGAGGTTCTTGGCGCGGTTGGCGGCGTCTCGGATCGACTCCACGTCCAACTGGCGGACTCCTGCCTCCATGTTTTGGAGCAATTCGCGAATCTCGGAATTGATCGCCTGCACGGCCTGGGCGTCGTCCTGGGCAATGATGCCGGTCACGACGTAGGCGGAAACGGCGGTCAGGCGGGCCGTGCGGTTGAAATCGCGGGCCATCTGCTGCCCTTCGGCAATGGCTGCCTCTAGGTCGTCTTTGCGGTCCTGCCGGCACAAGAGGCCGAAAGCGGACTTGGCGCATATTCCGGAGATCAGCGAGCGAATCTTGCCGCGTATCTTGATCGCCGCTTCATACTCGGCGGGGTCGCGTATTACCTTCTCGGTTTCCCATTTGGCGCGGACGGTGCCATCGTTGGAACGATAGGCGGCGTCGATGTCCTGTTTATAGTATTCGACGTTACCGCGGACGCTAGTATTCAGCGATACCAGCAGGCCAGGGCGGAGGGTGGTTGATTGCATGGCGTGGTCCCTTCGTGGTTTCCAGTCGGTCGGATGATCGCTGGCCTATTCCCCCGCAAAGTACGCTGCGGGGGTCAAGGTGAGCGGTCACAAGTCCAGCTTGCGGCCGGAGCTGGTGGCGGTCGGTGCGTCCTGGGCGCTGGCATAGCGGGCGCGTCCCTTTGCCCACTCGCGCATAGTCTTGATTTTCTCGGCGGCGGTCTTGGCCAGGGGAGTCACGTTGCCTGCGGCGGCGATGAAATCCGCTGTAACGGGTTCGCGTTCGGCATCGGCAAAGGCGCTGTAGAGTGCGTCGGGGACTAGCTCGGCTACCTCTGAGCCCGTGAAATCCACGCAAGCGGCGGCGACCTGGGCGGCGTCGATGGTGTCGGCCTTGCGACCGTGGGCCCGCATGGCGGCGCCGATGATGGCGGCGCGTTCAGTAAGGGTGGGCAAGTCGATCCACCATACTTGATCAAAGCGGCCCTTGCGTAAAAACTCGGGAGGGAGGCTCGCAACGTCGTTCGCGGTGGCCACGATGAAAGCACCGCCCTTGCGTTCCTGCATCCAATTGAGAATGGCGCCTAGCGCGTCGCTGCTGACTCCACCGTCGCCTTGCGGGCCGCTGCTGCCTGCGAGTGCCTTTTCCACTTCGTCAAGCCACACGACACAACGGCCCGTGGCTTCGATGGTCGCGAGTGCCTTGCGGAGGTTGCCTTCTGACTCGCCGACAAATTTGGATTTAAGGGCGCCGAGGTCCAATTTCAGGAGCGGGACTTGCCATGCGGTGGCTATCGCCTTGCATGTCAGGCTCTTGCCGCATCCGCTGATGCCTCCGAGGAAAGTGCCTTTCGGCATCGGGAGACCATAGGCGCGGGCCTTGGGGCTGTAGGCGGCGGCGCGGCTGACAAGCCATGCCTTGAGGTTGTCGAGTCCGCCCACTGCGTCGAGTCCGCCTGGGAGCGGATCGAACCATTCGAGGACTCGTTCCTTGGCAATGACTCGCTTTTTTTCCTGGGAGACCGTGGCGGGGTCGATCGTGCGAGTCTGTATCAGGGAGCGCGCGTAACAGGCGGCTGCCTCCTCGCCTGATAGGCCCACTGCGGCGTCGATGGCGCTTTCCCTGGTGCCGTTGGGCGCCGCTGCGGCTTGCATGTCTTCCGGTAATCCAGCGATGGCGGCGTCCAAAATGGCGGCGATTTCCTCGCGGTCGGGAAGCGTCCATTCAATGACGGTCGCATGGCCGGCTAACTCGGCCGGAATGTTGCCGGACGGTGAAAGCACGATGATGGCCTGGGCGCGTTCGCGGGGGATGCTGGGAAGTGTCCGCGCGAGGTTGCGCAAGGCGCGACACGGTGCGGCGCCGGCCATGCCGTCGAGCCATATGGGGAGATCGCGCATGATCCAGGCGCCGCGTTCGCTGCCGTTGGTGGCGCGGCTGGCGATGGCTTTGATTGCTTCGCCTGGGTCGCTCATGCTGACGTCTGCCCATTCGGGGCGTGTTCCGTCGATGTTGGCGAATCCCTGCGCCACATCCCATGAGCGCGCGAGGTAGCCGGCTTTCGCCGCTGCCTCGAATAGGTGCCCTTCGACTCGCGCTTCCTCGCGAGTGATGATCCATAGAAGCGGGTTGCGGGCCCGCAAGATTGCGGCAACATCGGCCGCAAGTCGCTGTGATCGTGTCTGCATGTGATCCTCTGTCGAAGTGCCTGATTGCCCTTCTGACTCCTAAGCCCCGCTCTGGGGTCCAATCCAGGCGGGGCGCTAGGGGTTAAAGCGAGGAAAGGTTAGCGGCGGTAGGGGCGCGGGAGCGGCTGGATTTGGTCGAGGTAGGCCCAGCGCGACGCCTTGTTGGTGCATTGCTCCAGGTGGAGGAGCGGGCGGCCGTTCTTGGCGCCGTGTCCGGTTATGGTGCAAAAGGTGGGGCGGGTGTCCGCCCAAAAGGTGACTAACACTAGGTCGCCGACTGACGGGACGGGTGCGGGGATGACGTTGTATCGCATGATGGATTTTCCCTGGTGGTTGGTGGTTAGCGGCCGTTGTGGTCGAGGTGGTCCACGATAAAAGCGCCGACGGCTACGATGATGACGGGGAGTCCGATTAGGACGAAGACTCCGAGGACGGGATAGAATAGGTCCATGTGCTACAGTGCCTTTCTCTGCCCTGGTGTGGCGCGCAATAGGGCGCGCGAGGCGGATTGCCTCGTCGCCATCCTACGCTTTGCATATCAGGGGTCAAGGGCAAAGTGATATGCAATTGAAAATAGATGATTGCCGCTAGGTGGGTTTATTTGACCGTGTAGAGGGATGGGCGCGGGCTGGTAGGTACATACCAGGGAGTCGCGAGATTCGATTTGTTCCCTGTCAGTTCACGCACAATAGAAAGCGTTATGAATAGCGGTTTATCGCAACAGTTGGGGGCCGGAACGGGACTATTCGTGCATATCATTATAGGACTGAATGCAAATAGTCCGGTAGTGTGACGAGACCTTGTGCATATCGTCCGCTGCGTCTTGATTGCATATCTCCAGGGTGTAGAATGGCGCCCATGGAACGACGTGAAAGTAACCTGCTGGTGCGGCTCAAGCCGTCCGAGCGAGAGGCAATTGACGCTGGCGCTGCGGCGGCCGGCGAGACTGTGACCACGTTCATTCGGTCGGCTGCGCTCAAGCGGGCGCGGTCGATGATTCGAAAGGTGCAAAAGCATGTCGATGCTGTCGGAACGGCTACGGCGCGAGGCGTCGCAATGGGACGGGACTCCGCGGGCTGATCTCTTGCGCGAGGCTGCAACGGAGATCGAGCGACTCGAGTCCCTGGTGGGTGAGGCGAGCTACTACACGGATTCGCATTGGGGCGCGCGTCTCGCCGCGGATCATGGCGTCGCCGCAGCTGCGGGCTACTGGGAACGCCATTTAGCTGCCAGGGGTGGCCGATGATGGGTTTCGATATCGTTCCCTGGTGGGCTTGGTGCCTGTACGTGGCTACGGTCTACGGGGGCTTTGCCCTATGGGAGCGGTCACGATGACGGGCCATGCGCTTCCCAAGCGGCCGCTGCTAGATCGGCTGGCGCGTCTTTTCCTGCTGGTGGTTCTGGTGTTCTGGTGTGGCGCCTTGGTTGCCCTGGTGCTGATCGCCACACCTGAGCCGAACGTGCCTAGCTTCGCCATCGAAGCCGGATCGCCTGGGCTGCACTGATGGCGCGCCTTGCCCTGGTGCTGCTGATCCTGGGCGTCTGCGTTGCGCTCTGTGGCTGCGAAGGCATTATCCTGGCGCTTTCGGCTCTGGCTGCCTGTCCCAAAGGATGCTGATCTCCCACACGCAAGGGTCGTCGAACCATCCAGCCTAGCCGGCGCGCCCGCCCTGGCGCATAATCCCCCGATGCCCGGTAAGCGGAAACTAGCCCAGGCGGCCGAATCCGCCCTGGCGCTTGAACAGGTCCAGGCCGAACGCCGTTACACGTCCAGCCTGGATAGGCTCTGTGCCGACTATGCCTACCTGGGCGCGTCGGACGAAGATATTGCGGGGTTCATTGGTATTAGCCCCGATACCTTCAGCCGCTGGAAGGCTGATCAACCTACCCTCGCTCGGCGCCTATTGCGGGCTAGGGAATTGGGTTTGGCAAAGGTTGCTCGCTCGCTGCACGCTGCGGCGAACGGCTATAAGCACAAGGAAACAAAGGTTTTAGTGGTGGATGGCGCTATACAGAGAGTGGATGTGGTAAAGCACTATCCGCCGAATGTGAACGCGGCTGCGCTCCTCCTGGTGAACAGGGATTCGAAGCGGTGGAAGGATCGCAAGCTGGCCGATGCGACGGTCACGCTTGACCTGGGCGAGCTAGTACGGGAAGCGCTCGAACGGCGGGACGGGAGCGCAGCGCGGGTGATCGAGGGTGAATTGAGCCCCGCAAGTGTCCCTATGGTGTCCCCCGATTCAGGCGACCAATCGAAAGAGTAAGCAAGTCAATGCGTTAGCGGCGTCTGACCTTACCCTACCAAGGCAAGATCATACTGCGCATACTCTGACGCGCGCTCATACGCTGCATACGTCGCATACTGGGCAACGACGGTTGCACACTGCGATACGCGCCCGTCCAGGCACGCCAGGGCGCCGGCCGATCTCGTAAGCCGCTTCCATGGTCACGCTCGAACCTTGGGCCTATTGGACTTTGGGGGGCCGGGGTGCCCAAGCCAGGCCAGGGACGTTCTGACCCCTTCCAGTCTCGGCGTGAAAAATCCTGTAAAAACCCGCAGCAAATTATACACGTTATACAGTTGACATCATTTGTAGCATGTTCATACTCCGCATATGATCAGAATGAAGAAACCGGAGAAAAGGCGGCCGAAGCCGAAGGAAGAGGCGATGGTAGCGCGGACGGCAACGGAGAAGCGTCGGGACGCGGAGGATGTTTCACATGAAACACTTTCGGAGGTGGCATCGAAGGTGGGCGACGGGTTGCCGGGTCCGAGGCGAGTAGTGCCGCCGCCGATCGAGGTTCCGGAGGACGCTTTGACGGTGGCTGTGGTGGGCGCGTCGGGGGATCCGCCTGGGACGAAGCGATTGAT